TTTAGCATCATATACTATAAGTCTTCTATCGGCATAGGTTAAATGATCGGTTCTATTGTATTGGTAGAACTCATTAGAACCATCGCTAAAATTGACTTTAATGTACTCTTCAATAGCTTGTTTAACTTTCTGTCTATTGTCCATCGTTAAGCTCCTCTGATATCTCTGCTAATTCTTCAGGAGTTAATAAGAAGTCGCCATTAGCATTAGTAAAAGCTTTTACTACGTTTTTTAGCTTGACATCTTTATAGATATGTAAATTCTTAGATGGTAGATAGATAGCTCTATCTCTAGGTATGTATAATTCTGTTACGTAATCTATAACAGTATCATCTCTTGGTATTAGATACCGTTGTTGTGTATGCCTATCTGTCCAGTAGTAGAAGTTTGCATTATTAGTACCTACTACGTAATCTATCTTATCTTCAGGATTAGGGTAGATAGGTAGCCATACATCACCTTTACCATTGATTGGATACCAGTCACCATCATAAGAGGATTGAAACGATCTAGTATCCGTAAGAATATCTCCTAGATAGTTTGAATAAACTTGTCTGTCAATAAGGATATATTCATTCTCGTAGGCTGAGAAGTTCTCGTCATCTTCATCAGAGTTATCATACTCTCCATACTCTACTGATCCATCTTGAGTTAATAAAGCTCCTAGAACTTTAACTTCTATACTCTCGAAGATAACATCTCGTATATCGCTTCTGTCATAACCCAAGTCCTGCCAGTCGTAGCAGTATAAATAGTCATCCTCTGCTAATAGGTTAAAGGTATCCATCCACGGATAGTAGCCATTAGTAAATGGGTTCTTGATCCTTAGATTGAAAGTAACACCATTCCAGAGGTTGTAGAGTGGTTCTATGCCTTTAGCTTCTAAGTGTTGAATCATAAGTTCTTCAGCATAGCCATCTACATAGTATAGTCTATCGTATAGGTCTTTATCTATCTTAGTACCATCAGCTTTCTCTACTATACCTTTATTCCAGACGATACATCTGGCTACCATTCGGTTAGTAGAGTCTTTAACTAAGACAGCCATTTCAGCTATCTTATCTAATGGGATAAATCTATCTCCTTTACCTTTCATACAGCTATCTGGTAGTCCATCTAAGTTATATCCTTCTGACACCTTATACCAGTCTATGTGATATGCGGAGTTGTCTGGGATAAACATTATTTCAGTTAGATCTCCTTTATAAGGGTCTTTAGAGATAATCTCTCTCCACAATAGCTCACTATAGCTTCTCTTAATCTGCTTAACAACTACACCAAACTCATTGTGTAATACTCCGTATAATATGCTATGGTAGCTAATATATACAGGGTATTTAAACTCTTTCTTATACCCATCTGGTATCTTGATTGAGTTTATGTAATCTAAACGATAATTAAGAGACTTCTCTGGATTACATAAGAGTATGTTTGTATAGCCTTCCTCTATTGGTTTAAAGATTTGTTCTGCTTCACAAGCTACTACAGCTTCTCTAACAAATGCTAGATCCTCTTGATTGATTGCCATTATTCTTACCTCTCTATAAGTTTATTTAGTAAAAGCCTCTAATGCTACGTGTGCTAATAGGTAGCTACCTTCATCAGAGTCTTTAAATTGATCACTATCTACAGACCTATAGCTGATCTCTAGGATAGTATCCCTGTTCTCTCTATACCACTCTATGACCTTGCTTGGAGCTTTCTTAAAGCCTCTCTCATTAGGCTGAAAGGCTAGGTAGAGTAAATCCATAGCTAGCTGAGTATTAGAGATCAGATAGTCTTTCTTATCTCTCTTTAGCTTAGATTCTATAACCCTACCTTTGACAGCTATCTCTGCCTCGTGAGATGAATAAGGTACTAATAGGTCATATAGACCCCATCTGATCTTATTGACCATCTCAGTGGTCTCTTTGTCGATATATAACTCGTCTATGTCATCATCAACTAACATTCCGTAGCAAGCACTAAGTAATGCAGCTACTCTTATCTCTCCTTGACTAAGCATTAGTTATCCTTTGGTAGTTAGCCTTATACCACTTAGCCATAGCTTCAGGACTCTTATCTTTGATCCATTTGCCTATGCTAGGATCATAGCTACCAGTTCTAGAGCTAATTTCTTTTATAGTTTCTAACATACTAGGGTATAAGCTATAACCTTCTTGGATAGCTAATAGAGAGCAGATATTGTAGATATTACATACACACCTACTCTCCCAGTTTCTGCCGTATTTACCTATTTCGTGTAGTAGTAACCTTAGTAATGTCTCTCTCGCTGTGTTTCTAGTGATATTCATCACTGTTGGGCTATACTTATACTCCCCTAGAGCATTTACAGAGAACACTATGACATCACATAAGGCATCTATATAGCCATTGCTGTCATTAGCTCTCATAGCTACTGATAGTTCTCCTAGCTCCTCTAGAATATTAGAGTAGTAACCTACTCTTTGGTTATCTAGAGATAAACGTCTTTCAGCTTTCCACTCGTTTAACTTCTCGTAGATTGCTGCTAATTCTATAGCTGACTGCTTCATAGTAATATCTCCCCTATGAATGTATCATTAGTATAGATATTGATAGCAGAATACTCTACTACACTGCTACTAACATCTTTGTAGCAGATGTTTAGCTCAACTTCGTCCCAGTGAACTACTACTGAGCTACCTTCTGAACGTATAGTCTTAGTTGGAGTATCGCTAAGATATACATTATTAACTCGTAATACCATACCACCATTGGCTGACTCAGTGATACTGAGTTCGTCTAATATTGCTTTATGTGGCAATAAAGCCACATATATTGCTCTAAGATCGTTTAACATTGTATTTACCTCTCTTTATGTTTATTTTCTATTAGTTTCCATACTACTGCTAGCTTCCTAGTGTAGTATTCAATAGCCTTACCTTTAGGCAATCTCTTGATTGGCATAGCTAGGTTCTTAAACCTCGTGTCATTGCTCTTGAAAGCTATGACATACTCTCCATAAGTATTCACACACTATTCTCCTCTAGTAAAAATAAGAGTAGATAGGGATTACTCCCTACCTACTCTAGAAGCTAACCTCTCAGCTTCTAATTTGGCTAGATACCTTGTATGGTTACTAGCAACTAATTGTTGCAACCTACTGACAGGACGATTAGCTAGTGGGTTATATCCTATACTAGCTATTGTCCTACGGATAGCTTTCTTGCTTTTTCTGTCGGTAGCTCCTTCACTAGCCACCCAACTAAGGGTAGCAACGTTACCGTGACGTATAGCTACCAATTCTCCGTCTATTTCCTTGATTAGTATCAAGTTATGTGAACCATAAAGATTTCTAGCCTTGGCTACTAATAACTCTCCAATTTAAGTAACTATAGTGCTAGTTACTGTATCGTTATTTATATTTCTGTATGTTACTGTTGATGTTGCTGTTTTCATTTTAGATCCTTTATTTATTAGTTTAGTTAATGTGTAAGAGCTTATAGCTCAACTATTTACCACAAGATTGCCCGTAGGGCATTAGTATCTACTTAGATACCAATGGCCAGTAGGGCATTAGTATCTACTAATACCCTAGAGGTCAATCAACATATATAGTATCCCTCTGTGTTACCTCTGATAGCTTGATATATCTCTTCACTATACTCTGGTAACTCAAACTCAGCATCAGGCTGTATCTGTTTGAGGATACTATTGAGAATATCCTCTTTATACAGCCTTGCTAGGCACTTACGATATGCCTCTCTGAGTGCATCGCAATGCTCTGCGTGTACTCCGAAGCTATCGTGGATTGGAGACACCTGAATGCCTTGATCATTTAGTATCTCCACTACCCAACGCATCATAAGTGCATCAACGCTGTGTGTTGTAGAGGGCATAAGAGATCTATGTGGTTCGTGTGAAGGTTTATTCACATCACATACTACTGTCATAGTAGCTGTACCACCTTTCATCTCCTTGATCTCTACACGTTTCTTGTCCTGTACCATTACAGGGCAATAAGCATAGTGTCCATCTGGTAGGTACCAAGCATTGTAAAGCTTAGTATCAGACCATAGAGAGTTGATGTAACCTTTTAGTTCTACTGCACCTTTGGCTGATGTAGCCATAACGTCGTAGAACACCTTTAGCTCCTTACTATCCTCTCCGAAGTAAGCTTTAGGGTTAGCCTCACTATTGTAGTAATAGGTCATTATGCTTCGCTTAATGTCCTTTCTGATCTTCTTGAAATCAGGAGTACTACCCCATAGCTTACTGTCTCTAGTTTGGTCATAGATGGCTGTAGCTACCTCAGTGTAGAAATCCCTTCTAACACTGTTACCTATGACATTGAACCTCTCCATACCCTCTATGTCTCTAGTCATAACTGACATCAGTTGAGGACCTGATGTAGTTGCATCTAGTCTAACTATATGGTTAGACTTACCAGTAACTAGAGACTCCTTGTATGCTAATAACGCTGACTTAGCTAGTAGCTTATCGTCAGCTTTATCAGCCCAGCCATCTATGTCTGCTAGCATAGCATCTATGTTGCTATCCACGAATGCTACTCTATCAGTCCATAGCTCTTTATCTAATCCAAAGGCATTGGCTATATCTACCTTAAGCCAATACCAACCTCTGTCTGTAAGCTCTACCTCTTTAGAGAAGCTAAGGCAAGCTTTGTGGTATTCGTTAGCTTGGATATTTATGTGATATCCTTTGCTATATACCCTACCACGTTTGTCATAAGCCCACTTAAAGTAAAAAGGCTTATTAGCTAGCTCTGCCTTGACTATTTCAGACTGAGATAGGTAGTTATCCCAGTCCTCTTGCCTGACACCTTCAGGCTTATCCTCAGTCATAGTAGCTATAGGTGTAAGTCTATAGCCAACTGATCCTAATATGCTAAGAACAGACATATTGAGAGTATTCTCGTGCCTGTTCTCCCTGTGTCCTAAGAGTACTTGAGCATTGCTCTTAGGACAATCTGGGATAACTAGTTCAGGCATAGGATAGAACTCTAATGCCTGTAGAGCTAATACCTCTGAGAGCTTATCTAGGTGGCAATGAACCATAAAGGTATTGCCCTCTCCATAGATAGGTCTCTCAATCTCATATCCTAAGCCATCGCAGATGCTGAGTATCTCAGCACCAGTCTTGATGGCTAGGATAGTTTCATCCTCTAAGAAACTACCCAGTCTTGCAGAGCAAGTCTGTAAGGTTTCCTGTTGGTTAGAAGCTATGCTTAGAAGTACCCACAAAGGTATGTCTTCTAGGTTAGCTTCAACTTTAGCTAGACGTGTATCTTTAGACTCGTAGGTTTTACCCCATAAGCCAGCCTTATAGTCTGATAACCATTGAGATACTCTTGAATGTATCTCAGCTAATAGAGGCTCATAATGAACCTCTATCTCTAAATGTATATCTACCATTAATTCTCCTCTGAGTTAATGTGGTTAGTCTATTACTTTAGAAGTAACAGACAACAGAGACAGAACCGAAACTGATGACAGTAACAGAGTGAAGTTACTGTGTGTCTATCTGAAGGACGGTCTGCTGGGCAGACAACTGCATAGGTCTGTCTATATGACGTTTGGTAAACGTCAAGAAAAAGTTAAGTTTAGAAAAAGAAAAAGGATAGCTTACGCTATCCTTAAAGACTCGACAGTCTGAGTGTGAAAGCTAGAAGGTACTTTCACATAGAAGGTTTTGTCGTCCTGTTCGTGGTCTTTCAACCACTTTAATGTGTCCTCTGCTGTGCTGCATTTTACTTGCTTATCGCCTTTACTGATGATATTGTAGAATGCCTTGTTTGATGGGAGATAATTCAACGATTTCTCCACCTTATCTCCGTTCATTTGAAGAATAACTACTTGTGCCATTTCTGACTCCTTTAAGATTAAGATTTAATTTCACTTTCCTCATTGGTCTATCTGTCAGTGTGAGGTTATACGTCCATTTGAGAGTAGAGAGAGAAAAAGAAAAAGAAATAGGATAAGAGACCTTACGGTCTCTTACCTTTCTGAGCAGAGGTATCTTTAACCTCTACTTCTAACAATTCAGCTAACTCTATTGCTGAGTTAGCAGCTATTGTTCCTAGAGCTTCTTTAACTTCGATGCTCTTACCTTGTTGTTTCAAACCTCTCTTTGCGAATATCACAAAGACTGCAATGGCAATAACCCATTCCATCTGGTACTCCTTAATATAAAGTTATTTCACTTTCCCCACTCTAAAGCATTCTTTTACAGAATGCATCTCAGACATACCGGGGGGTATTCTGAGACTAGACTGCTGGTCTAGTAAGCACTACCCTCTCAATAATTTATAACTTTTGCCCTAATGTTTTTGCACTGATCTAGTAAGTACTGCCTTAGCTGATGACCCCTCTGTTTCTGCCTCTGTTACTTCGCTCTGTTTCTGACTCTGTTACTGCCTCTGTTTCTTACGTAGTAATCTACGAAGTAGCTGATGAAGTGTCTGCCCTGTAGGCTCTTGGCTTTAGCCAAGCCTTCTGTTAGGTTCTCTGTTTCTTTGCTCTGTTACTTCTATCTGCTACTGCTGGCTGATAGGTTTAGCTGATATGTAAGCTAATGGATTAAGCTTGGTGCATAGTTGCTCATAGGTGCAAAGATACTGATGACAGATACTTCTATCTGTTACTGCTGACTGATATGTGAACTAATGAGTAGAGTTTAGGTCATAGCTGGAGATATAGTTGGAGATATAGTTGCTGTTAGTTTCAATGGCAGAGAAACTATAGTTCAGCTGATATGCTAGCTATGGAGTAACTATGGATTGATGTTTCTCCCTAGTTACTGTGTCTGGTATCCGTATCTGCCCTCAGTAACAGATAGAAGTTAAGATAGAAGTTAGGTTTAGAGTAAGGTTTAGGATTTGTGTATAATGTAAGGTAATTTGATATCTTAAGGAGAGCTTATGGAAGATAAGGTAAAACCTAGATTAGGAGATTGCTTAAATAAGGTTGGCAATATTGCACACGTAGATGCTGATACTGTTGCTGAGTGGTTTAGGACTAATAGCAAGGGTAAGAGACAGAAGAGAAAGCTTACTGTTACTGATGAAGTTGTTAAGCTAGTAAATGAGAGCATAGATGATCCTATCTATGATGGTGCTAAGTTTGTAGATACTGTGATCACTTATAAGAATGTATTAGATGATCTGGATAGTAGCTATAAGGTTACGTTAGAGGATTATATTAATGCCATTAGGTTCTGTAGCTATTTGGAGGCTTATAGGGGTAGGATTAAGGATGCTTATCAAGCAGCATTTGCTCATAGGGATTTTGTTAAGAATAATAGAGATTGTCCTGTAGGTAGCAAGGAGTATAAGAATATCGATTATGCTGCTCAGAGGTATAGAAAGACACCTTTAGTTTCTAAGATATTGGCACAGAGTGAAATACCTCTGTATCTGATGTATCAAGGGTATAGATATGCTGCTGTAGAAACCTTAGCTGAAGAAATGAGAACAGCTAAGCTGAGCAAGGATAGGATCAGTGCTGCTGATAGGTTATTAGTTCATCTTAAGCCACCTGAAGGGATAGATATTAACGTTAAGGTGGGTAGTGGGACTGATACTAGGGATAGTATCGTTAGCACCTATGAGAGAGCTATGGCACAATTAGTTGAGCAACAGAGAGCTTTGATTATGAATGGTGGGGATATTAAGCAGATAGCGAATGCTAAGATCGTTGAAGCAGACATAGTTGAAGAAAAGGTTGAAGAGTCTTTGTCTGACATTGAGGGAGACCTAGTACCAGACACTGAAACTAGGGAGTAACGTTAGGGGATATGGTTAGGAGACATAGTTCCCCTTAGCTTCCATTAGTTACCATTAGTTTCGGTGAGGTTCATCTGTGTCTGCAGATGTTTCTCCCTAGTTCAAATGGCAGATAAACTGAGTTGTAGCTATAAGGTTTAGAAGTCATTTAGAGCCTCTCTGAGAGCAATTAGGGAGAAAAGGTATAATTAGCTTCTGAGAATGAGATCGTTGCTCTATGAGGCTCTAAATGATTGTATGAGGGTATCTGATACTTCTCCCTGCGAGATGCGAAGCATCTCTGCATATCTCCCATTAGCTTCTAATTTGAAATCTGTTACTTCTCTTATTACTATATATAGAACAAGAACTGCAAAATATGCTCTAAATGCTTAGAGATAGCTAACTTAGAGGTAGTTTGCTATTTGCACGTGGAGACTAATAAGAGAGGTTATATTTGCATTTGGAGACTAATATGGCATAATTGCAAGATAAGACTAATATAACTTGTAGAGAAAAGGAGAAACAAATGTCAGTACAAGTAGAGAAACACACGTTAGTATCGAGGTTTGATGCTGAAACTAATGAGATGATTGCTCAAGATGAGTTTATACTTCGTAAGAAGAATATGAAGGCTAAGGGGTATAACTTAGTGTATATGCAGGAGCTAATGGAGACTGCTCTATTATGCAAGAGCATAGAGCAATGGTATATAGTTATGGATATGCTTACTAATGTGGTTAAACAGGACTTCAAACTTAATATCACATATAAAGAGATAGCTAAGACGTATAATGTATCAGAAACAATAGCTAATAGGGTAATAAGCTTTATGAAGAAAGGTTGTATAATCAAGGGCAATAGAGGAGTATATGATGTCAATCCTTTCTTGGTAATACCTAAAGGAGCTAAAGATGATATAGTAACTCTAAAACAAATAAGATGGGGAAATGATGATGGCAAAGTCTATGGATCAGTATCTGAATGAGGTAGATTATAGCTTCAAGGACTATGTACCTAGTAAGGAAGCTTTAACTATTGTGAACTTCATTAAAGAGGTTAATAATGGTATGGAGGAGAATACTACTCCTTTAGTTCATCTTAGGATGCTAGATACCATTCTGAATAAGACACCTAGAGATATACTAGTATGTCATCGTGGTGCTGCTAAGAGTAGCCTTATTGAGTATATTATCCTCTATGCTGCTGCATTTGGGAAGATACCAGGATTTGGTAAAGTGTCTTTTATAATGTATGTATCTGATAGCATAGTTAATGGTGTAAAGACCCTTAGAAAGAATATCCAGTTTAAGTATGACAATAGCCCTTTCTTACAGAAGTTGATACCAAATAAGAGCCTTAGATTAGGTGTAGAGAATGGTGGAAGTGTAGGAGAGGAGAGCTGGGATGATAATGCTGGTGGTAGAAAGTTTACGGATATAAGGCTAGAGTTTCAGAATGTAGCTGGAGATAGGCTAGTAGTTAGAGGATATGGTGTAGGTACTGGAGTAAGGGGTACTAGAGAATTAGGTCAAAGACCTAATGTAGCCTTCTTAGATGACATTATGAGTGATGAGGATGCTAGGAGTGAAACTACTATTAAGAACATAGAGGATATAGTTTATAAAGCTGTATCTAAAGCTCTACACCCTACTAATCAGAAGATAGTATGGGTAGGTACTCCATTTAACGCTAAAGATCCACTGTATAAGGCTATTGAGAGTGGTAGCTGGAAGGTTACGGCTATACCTGTATGTGAGAAGTTCCCTTGCACTAAAGAGGAGTTCAAAGGTAGCTGGGAAGATAGGTTTCCTTATGAGTATGTGCTAAGAGAGTATCAAGAAGCTGAAGCTATGAAGAGACCAGAGAACTTCAATCAAGAGCTTATGCTAAGAGTTACTTCTGATGAGGATAAGCTACTAAATGATGATGATACTAAATGGTTTGATGAGAAAGAAGTGTTTAAGAATAAGTTTAGCTACAACTTCTACATAACTACAGATTTAGCTACTACAGTAAAGGATAGTAGCGATTACAGTGTGATCACAGTATGGGCTGTTAATAGTCAGAAGCAGTATATGGTAGTAGATGGCTTCTGTGATAAGGTAGAGGTTAATAAGTTCATTAAGGAGCTATTTAGACTATGCCAGAAGTATAGTCCTCTAAGTGTAGGTATAGAAGCTACAGGACAGCAAGCAGGGTTCATTAGCTGGATTAGAGATGAGATGGTTAAGAAGAATATCTACTTCAATTTAGCTAGTTCAAATAATGGTGGTAGAGAAGGTATTAGACCTGTAGGAGATAAGTTCTCTAGGTTCTTGTTATTTGTGCCTAATTTCAAGCAAGGGAACGTTTGGGTAGCTAATAGGATGAAAGATATGGCTTGGGGTAAAGAGTTCATTGACGAGGCTTCTAAGGCTTCTAAAATGGGTTTTAAGAGCAGACACGATGATGTGCTAGATACTATCTCTATGCTACAGATGATGGACATATATGCCCCTAGTGAAGCAGCTAGATCATTAGATGCTGATGAGCAGCTTTTCTATGAGGATTATGATACTCTTAGCAAATATGGATCAAATACAATCTTTTGAAAGGATATGAATGCAGATAGACAAAGTGTTGAGTGATATACAAGATCATCTAATGGTCAATATTTCAGCCTATGCTGGTAAGCCTATGAGTGCTGAAGGACTGATACCTGTAGTTAATCAAGCTCTCAATGAGATATATGCAGAGTTTAACTTAGGTACAGATCAAGCTATCATAGCAGTACCTAGTGATAGCAGAGTATTTAGCTTAGAGTTAAATACAGATGATAACTTTACTTACCACGTAGGTGGTGTAGTTACTAAGAGACTAGCTAAGGATAGCAATGTCATACTAGCTACTACGAAGAGTATCAGAGAAGCTGAGAAGGCTAAGGATAAGCCTAACGAAGTTTTAGATACAATAGTTGCTGATTATGGTTTAAGGAGATAGTATGATAAGATCAGTCCAAAGCGAAGAAGTCTTAGAGATACTAGATGTCACTGATAGTAAGCAGAGAGAGTATGTCTTAAATGCTAAGAATGCTTTTCTAATCGATCCTAAGACCATATACTTACCAAACAATAAAGAGGGAGATATTCTATATGTTAAGTATAGGAAAATAGCTCCTGAATTAGTCTCCACAACAGATAATGTAGGATCTACAGAGTTTCCTTTACCAAACCAACTGCTTAGATTACTATATGCTTTAGTTGCTTTAAAGGTTGTCAGAAGCATAGATGGGTTCAAGCAACTAGAAGGACCTATAGTTAATAACTATGTTAGAGAACTAGAAGAAGCCAAACAGCATTCTTGGGCATTAGATCAAGATATGCTATCTACACTAGAAACTAAGAAAGGATTTTACTAATAATGCCAGCTATAGGTTTACCAGGTACTCCTGGTGGTTCAGTATTAGCCCCTATTGGGACAGGATCAGGTTCTTCTACACCTGAGATTAAAGTTGTGAAATATGAGATACCTACAGAACTTACTAATTTCACTAATCACTTAACTGAGATACTAAGAGTTAATAATAGTATCAATAGTATAGATACAGTAGCAGGGGCTATGACAAGTATAGATAATGTCTTAGCTAAAGTAAATGTTATTGAGAAAGTATCTAACTCAGTTGATAACATAGATACCCTAGCTACTATGAAAGATACTATGGTAACTCTAAAGGATAATCTACAGGTACTAAAGGATACTCTAGATCAAATACCACTGTTACAAGAGATCAAGAATAAGAAAGAGGTATTAGATGTTATCTATGCCTTTAGAGAGTCTTTCGTTAATTGTAGTGAAGACGAAGAGATATTTAGGACGTTGTATAACAACCTAGATCAAATTAAAGGTGTATATGCAGACATATCTAACATAGATATTGTGTATAAGCATCTATTAGCTATTGAGATCGTAGCTAGAGGTATAAAGATACTAGAAGTCTTTACAGCTAACCTAGAGACTTATAAGTCATTACTAGAGATGAAAGATGATCTAAAGGTTATCGTAGCCAATATGGCAGATGTTACTAAGGCTATTGAGGTTTATAAAGACCTACCTAATAAGATAGCCGAGTTCAAGAGTGATTTAGAGAATACCATAGCTCAAGCTAATAAAGCTATTGAAGACAAAGCTAACGATATGCTAGGACAGATAGCTCACGCTCTATTGCCACTAGAGAATGCTCTAATGAAGATGCAAGTGGATATTGCTGGCTTTAAGCTAGATGTGAATACTAAGCTTACAGAGATAGAGAATAGCTTTAGTGAGAAGTTATTGGCTCTTAAGACAGAGAAAGATAAAGAGTTAGAAGCTATCAAAGCTGAGATGCTTCATATCAAAGAGACTTACATAGGTCATCAGATAGTTAATACTATAACTACAACTAATACTGAGACTACAAATGTTACTAAGGATGTGAAAGCTACAGCAACTAATACTATAACTGAAACTAAGAACACTACAGCTACAATTAATGGGGATATTAAAGCTGATATAGTAGCCAATGTAACTGGTAAAGGTGGTACTACGCCAGCACCAACTCCTACACCAGGAGAAGATGAAGGCAATGGAGCAGAGATATGATCAAATATCAAGTATATACAGCTAAAGATAAGCAAGTAATTCTCCCTGAAGGGGAGATTACTAAGGTTATATGGGATAATAAGAAGAGTGAGTTAGATACTTATAGGACTACACAGACTAATAAGATACTAACTGATCTTAGAGCTAGGACTAAGAAGGATAGTAAGAATGACCATAGAGCTATCTTTATGGATTTAGCTAATGGTGTAATCATCTGGGCTAGATTACTAGCAGGAGATACTCTAACTAATCCTAAAGTAGCTACAGAGTATTTCTACCTTAGAACACCTGCTGGTAATACAGAAGTTAATTTCACAGAGCTATTCTCTAAGTGGGAGATACCTAATGGTAATGAAGAGGTAGATAAGGTTATTAAAGCCTTATTTGAGAAGTATAAAGAGCTTCAGAAGGCTGAATTAGCTGGTAAGACCATAGACCAAGTAGCACTCAAAGATGAGCTAGTCAAACTTATTAAGAAGTATGTAGATGCTAAGATAGCTGAAATACCTACTATAGGTGGTACACCAGCTCCTGTTAATAAAGAGACTATCATTAATCTTCTGAAAGAAGCAGTTGATCCAGATCATCCAGATGCTGGTAGCGTTCTTATAGCTTTACTTACAGAGCATCTATTAAGCTCTTCTGCTGGTATGGCTACTCTTCTAGCGGATGAGAATGGTTCTAAGCCATTTAAGTACTTCTTAAAACTTAACAATCTGTACGGAGCTGCTGCTGATATAAATATGTTTAAAGAGATGTATGATACTACTTCTCCTAATATAGTATGTGGTGTCAATAAACACGGAGAAGCATTAGTTCAGAACCTTGATATTCTAGATTTAAATACTGAGGGTAAAGACTCTGATACTCCATTAACACCTACAGAGATATTTGTAGATAAAGAGAATACAGTTACTAAGAACTTACCTCCAAAGTACTCTCTAATGGTTTATAGGAGTGTAAAGTATGCTAAAGAAGTTAGACCAAGTGGTGTCGAAACTGAAGAACATTATATAAACGGCAAAGGACAACCTGAAGACACTTATGTGCCTAACAAAGTTAGAACTATAGGTGTAGAGAATGTTCTTAAACATTTTGCTGATAATGTATGCCCTTCTCTGTATTTAGAGAAGCAAGCTAATGGAGAGTATGTAATAGGCAATCAGACTACAGCTAACCTATTTAAGAAGTATCTAGTATTCTACAATAGTGAAGGATTTATACCATACGATAAGCTTCCTGAGAAGGTTACTAATACTATTAATACCATTACTGAGAAGGTAATCACTGTTAAGCCTAATGGGGATGTAATTATTAAGAAAGAGGTATTAGATAAGTCTGAGTTACCTAAAACTGAAGTAGCTAAGAGAGAATGGCATACCGAAACTATTTTCACTAATCCAGTAGGTGGTGTATTACGTTTTGCTGATGATAGTGGTATTCACTTAGATTTTAAGATTACATTAACTACCACTACAAAAATGTCTACTTTCAATATAGATAAAGCTTTAGCTAAAAGATCTGGTGAGGTATTAGAGGGTATCATTATTGTACACGGTGCAGCATACATAATGGGTTGGGAGAATGAGTTTAAATGGAGAGAAGTACCTTACGATCTAAGAGATGTAGAGGTGTTTGCTTACACAATAGAAGATGAGAATACAATACATATAGGAAGGGTCTGATATGGCTATGCTACTAGGTTGTGGAGAATGGGAGAGTGATCTCCCAGTCCTAAATGTAGAAGACCTTAAAGGTAAGGTATTTGCTAAGGGAGAGGTTAAAGAGAAGCATATCTTTGCTGTCTTTGATGAGGAAGCTTCTGATAAGATGAATCCTAGATACTTTGATCTATCTTTAACAGTAGACGAGGTAGGAGCTACTATTTCTATATATGAGACAGCTACTAATGAGCTTATAGGAACAGGCGTGACTGGTTCTAATAAGAAGGTAACTATACGTACTACAAAACTATTGCCTTACAATACTCCAATCTATGTCATAGTTAGAGACCTTGCTGGTAATGAGGGTAGAACTGAGAGTATATTAGGTAAGAAGACATACAATAAGTCTCCTACTAGAACTACAGCTATGAATATTACTCCTGCAGCTACCTGGAAGGCAGGAGATACCCTATGGATAAACAATACTACATTAGGTTGGAATAATAGCTATACAATCACTCAAGAGCAGATAACAGCTAAAAAGATACAGCTAACAGATATATTAGTTGCTAGAGGATATAGAAACTACATAGATACTTGGGTAGAAACTCCTGCAGGAGTAACTTCTAATAAGATTACTAGTACTATCAATATAGACCTTATTAAGACTAATCCTAAGATATATGTTAGATTACCTAAGACGTACAACTATTGGAAAAGGGATCCTATTATAAAGTATTGTATAGAGATTAGGTATAAGGGAGAAGTACTCTATACAGAAATGAACACAAAGGGGTTTACCTCTCATCCTAGCTTTTCAGATAGTTACTCAACTCAAAGCGTACCTAAAGATAAAAATCTAGTATTGCAATTTACGGATAATACTAAGGGTAAAGAGTTACCTAACTGGCAGACATATCCTACAGGATCTGCTAAGTATGTCTCTTATGGTGAAAATACAAATAGAGTTTTACTTAGTCCTGCTACGATCGAGAGAGCTAAAACAGACAGAATGGGTTTAGATGTACCTTCTATTCACTATGATAAAGAGTCCTTTGGTAGCATACGTATCGGTGTCCAAATGCAGAGAAAATTACGCTTTGAGGTATTTAACGTATCTAGTGTAGATAAGATTACACTAAGAGATGGTACTACTAAACCTTTCTATGGGCTATGTATCTCTTTACCTGAAGCTAATGTAGATATAGCTCAAGCTATACAGATATTCTCTGAGCTAGAGATATCTGTAGGTACTACTAGAAAGTTTTATCAAGATTATTATCCTATAGAGCCTGATATGTTTTTTGATTACTTTAGGAAGTTAGGTAATCTACCTGCGGGAGATACTACATCTATCAATAAACTTGCAGAGCCAGTGTACTATTCTGTTAGCTTACAACAAGTAACAAACCTATGTGGTAGTAGGAATACCATAGAGTTTAGGGGATATGCCAATAAGAAAGTTAAAGGTTATAAGGGATCTATATTTGGAATGGATAATGAACTAATACCTTTAATAGACTTTAGTGAGACATCTATGTTTTTGACATCTATGCAACTTAGAAACTCTACAGAGTTACAAAGAAGTGGTTATAATAATGGTGTAGCTGAAATACCACTAGAAGCTTACAAATATAGAACCTTTACTAACTCAGATGCTGAGCTACTTGACAGATACTCAGCAGATGCTCCAGTGAATACAAGTATTATGCATAGTAGTAACCAAGCAGCTTTGTTTATACCTGCTAAGATGAATTACAATAAAGACTATCCTAGAGGGTATATATTAGCTTCTATGGCTGATGTTACTCCTGAACAAGAGGCTAATGATCCTATGCATAATAACTTAGATGGTTCACACTATTTTGCTATAGCTACTGTAAAGGATAGTTCAATAGATAGGTTAGATAAGAGTAATCTAGAGCCTGTAGCCCATAGAGCTAGCCTTAGATATCTATTTGGTCATCCTATGAAAAATAACCTTAAGAAAGACACACAAATAGATACTTGTATCACATTCAGACATCACTATAATGAGATAATGGGTATTGCTAATACTGGAAAAGTATCAGAACAGCATACATCTAAGGTTATTATGAGATATAAGGCTATACCTTTAAGAAAATATGTAGATATGGCTACTCGTGGTAATTATGATGATCTATATACTTCTGTATTCTTTGAGCTTAATAGACCTAGTCATACAGATCCTGATAAAACTGTTAAAGGTAATCCAGCAAAGGCTTTGAAGTTTCAAACTCCAAGTTATTATACAGAGCAGTTAGATACTTTTATCTGGGGTATGAGATATAACCTTAGTAGAGAGAGAAGCTTAGCTGATAGTAACTTCTTTACTAGGACAGCTTATAAGGGTCTTATAGATAGGCAATTTGGCTACACTGGTTGGTTCTCAAGTCAGGACAAAGAGGATGCTATGAGAGAGGGTACTATTGAGAAGTATACCCTTAAAGAGCTACGCAATACTGCTGAGATGCCTTCTAGGATAGTTTATATGACTCCTATCTCAGAAGGGTTTACCCAAGCTAGTATAGCCTTTATGAGACACCTAAAGGTAGATGCTAATATCTATGAGATACAAGCTAGTCTAAATGGCATACCACCTACACAAGCATTAGTACAGTTGCTAAGTCAATCAGCTGCTAAGTTCTCTGAGGTACAATTCTTCTTGGATAACAAAGTTGGTAAAAAGGGTAATATGGCTTTTGTGTGTAAGGATATGTCCTATGGCAGGAAAGACTTTGCAGTCTCTGCTCCTAAGGATGCTAGTAATCCTACAGGTATGAAGAGTAACATTATAGTTTCTGCTGTACCTTACCTTATCTTTGGCTCTATTGAAGACCAAGTCGAAGATAAAGCTAAGGCTATGGCTGAAGAGATACTTCTTAAAGATACGTCTAAATGGACTAAGTACAAAGTAGGTGGTACAGAGATACTATTGACTAAGAACTACCCTGCACAAGACTATACGTTAGGGGATTCTAAGTTTGTAGCACTCTTTGCCTTTGTAATAGACTATCTACTAACAGATACGGCATATACTAATGAGTTTAGAGGTTATCCTAACAAAGAGGCTATCTACCAGTGGATATATAACGACTACTTCAAATATACTGATCCAACATTTGGTGTAACTCTAAATGAAGTTACTATGAACATTAAGTAAGAGAAAGGATAGTAAATGCAACTATATAACGTAGAGAATAAGGAAGCTACAGAGGTGAGAGTTATCTCTGCACCTACTGGTATAGTTTATCCAGAGAAGTTGAGCAAAGAGGAGCTATTAGCTCTTGGTTATGCTCCTATAGAGTATGGAGAGTATCCTAAAGAGCTAGGAGAGCTAGAGAAGGTAGTTACTCACATAGATACTACTTCAGGCTATAGTGTAGATTATAAGGTAGAACCTATGGCATCTGTGGAGCTTGTAGAAGCCTTTAAAGAGAAGATACAAGAGGTATTAGATAGTACGGCTAGAGAGAAAGGGTATGATAACATAGTATCTGCTTGCTCTTATGCTGGGTATGACAATCCATTTAAAGCTGAGGGCGAAGCTTTTGGTAAATGGAGAGCCGATGTATGGGCTAAAGGCTATGAATTACTAGGCGAAATTGAGAAAGGCTCTAGGAAGCTACCAGAGAGCTTTAGAGAGGTTTTAGACCTATTGCCTAAGTTTGGTAAGGAGTAAGAGATGTCGTTGATTGTAGTGGCTCTATTAGCCTTTATACTAGGATTGCTATGTTGTCCTTTAGTTATCTTTCTCAGAGCTAGAAAGTGTGATCAATGGGATAAGTCTAATATGTTCAATATCTATAGGGTTGTAGCACACTTAGCTACCCACCCTGATGACTTCGGTAAGATGTACTATGATAATGGAGAAAAGCCTTTCTGGTACATCGATGACGATGAGTTTACTGATGTAGTTAGAACTAGGAGAAAGTTTTGATTGACAGACCTATCATAAAGCCTCTAGGTAAATATCAGTTTAGATTAGTAGAAGACTATAGGTATAAGGATATTCTTATACCTAAAGGCTTTATAACAGATGGTGCTAGTGTACCTAGAATATTCTGGAGTATCTACCCACCTAATAAGGCAGAATACCTTAGTGCAGCTATAGTTCACGACTATCTTACAGATCTAGCTATAGAGGATAAGATTAGCTTCTTAGATGCTGATAAGGTCTTTAAAGAGATGCTAGTTGAATTAGAAGTATCTAAATTAGATGTATTCTTATTGTATACTAGCGTTCGACTATATCACATAGTTAAATACCATTCTAAAGGATACTAATGAATCTACTTAACCTAGTATTATCATCATTCACTGATAGTAAGTTCTTAGGACTGCTATTAGTTACTCTAGTTGTTATTAGTACTATTGTCTATATATGTATGAGCAATAGTATAGGACAGCTAGAAGAGATGAATAAAGAAGCTCAACAAGCTATACAAACACTACAGCTTGAGAAAGCTAACAGAGAAATGGAGTTGCAAGTATGTCAAGATACTCTCAAAGATCAGAACAAAGCCATAGAGGCTTCTAAAGTATCTCCTGAGAAGATCGAGACTACTAAAGCTAAAGTTGCAAGGAAGTACAAGAACATTAAGAAAGCTGATACAGAGCTAGAAACATATAAGGCTATTATCCGTGAAGCTGCTAAGCCTATTGATAAGTAGCCTCTTTCTACTTGGCTGCGTAGGGAAACCTACTCCAGCCTACCTCACTAAAGTTGAATACCAAAAAGTTTATACACCTGTTAAGTGCATAGATACTATGCCAGAGAAGCCAGAGTACGTAGGTACTGCTGAGTCTTTTAAGGAACTAATGGAGTATTTTTCTACAGTTGAGGATCTTCTGTATAAGTGTAGCAAGGAAGGAGATAAGAATGCAAGCAAATAAGAAGAGATTTACGTTTAAGAAAGTGAGTATATTGAGTTGTATGGCAGTAGCTATACTAGGGATAGCATATTGGTCCTATGGGGCTTTTAATGCGAATATTGCAAACAGGGAAGTAGCAATGACTCTTTGGTCAATTACTCAGGGAATAATCAATGCCATACTTAGTCCTGCGAGGGTATTAACACTATTTAAGGCATAAAGTATGGGGGAAGTACATTATCTGTTCTATGTAGTTTTGATAGGTGTATGTGGTAGTGTAACATCATTTATCAATCATAATAACACAGGGTGTAAAGCATTGTTTAAGAGGATCTTGGATGGAGTGTTTAGTGCATATATAATATATGAGATGTCCTATCACTTCTTTCAAGACGAGAGATTTAGCTATGCTTTCTGTGGTGTAGGAGCTTGGTTTGGTAGCGAGATATTAGTATTCGTTAGGGATATAATAGTAACTCGCTTTGGTGGAAATAACATTTCAAAGGGTTACTGATGAAGATGACGATTACTAGGTTTATGAATATAGAAGATGGAACATTAGGAGTATTTAGCTTACAGAAAGGTTCAGAGGTAGTCCTTAAAGGATATACTCTAGAGCCTGCTGGAAGTGATACAACATCTAGGGGATTAGATCGTAGAATACCAGAAGGTATGTATAAGATAGATTGGCATAATTCTCCTAAGTTTGGTAGGTTTCTGCCATTAGTATGGAATAATGATGTACCTAAAGATAGATATATCCTTATACATAGTGGTAACTATCCTAAACATACAGAAGGATGTATTCTAGTAGGTTGTGATGCTACCTATGAAGGAGTATTCAATAGTAAGCTAATGCTAGATAAGCTATTAGACTTATTAAGACAAGAGTCTGAGAATAGGTTAGAGATCACATCAGACTATAATAGAGATAGGTTAGATGAAGCCTACAATATTAAGAAAGGAAGAATATGCTAGATGAACTAACTAAGAAGCAAGCTCTTAGTGATTTTAAGAAAGACTTTAACTCTGCTGAAAACTCTAAGTCTCAAATTATGGAGAAGATCAGAGAGTGGAGAAATACCTACAATGGAGAGCTATATGGTAATGAAGTAGATGGTAGATCTAAAATGATCTCTAGGGATATTAAGAAGCAGTCAGAATGGCAACAAGCTGAGCTACTAGATCCATTTGTATCTACTCCAGATATAGTTAAAGCTAACCCAGTAACTTATGAAGATGCTGAGATAGCTCCTAGAATAGAGATACTTCTAAATACACAATTCTGCCGACAATTCAATAGGTATAACTTTATGGCTAAAGCTCTAAGAGTTCTAGATGTTGAAGGAACTTGTGTTATTAGATTAGGTTGGGAATATGAAGCTAAGGATGTAAAGGTTAGAGTTATAGATAAGAAACCTAATCCTCAATATACTCAAGCTATGTCTATTATGCAAGAGCTAATAGCTAATGGAGATCAAGAGAGAGCCTCACAGCTTCAAGAAGCGTTAAAAGGTGTTCCAGAGACCATAGATATACCTAGAATAGAAACTCAAAGGAAGGCTATTAAAAATCATCCTACGGCACAAGTATGTAGGAATGAGGATATATTTATAGATCCTACCTGCTTAGATGATATGGATAAATGTCAATTTATAGTATATAGATTTGAGAGTGATCTAAATAGTCTTAAGAAAGCTAATATGTATGAGAACCTAGAGTTACTGGAGAATAAGAGTAGTAACATAGGAAGCTATGGTAGCTATAGTAAGTCAGACAATACCTTCGAGTTTAACGATAAGTCTAGAAAGAAGTTCTTAGTTCACGAATACTGGGGTTTCTACGACATCAATGGAGATGGCATAACTGAACCTATAGTATGTACTTGGGTAGATGATGTCTGCATTAGGTTTGAAGAAAATCCTTTCCCAGATAAGGCTCTACCATTCTTAGTAGTACCATTTATGCCAGTACCTTTTAGAATGTATGGAGAGAGCAATGCTGAGCTACTAGGAGATATACAGAAGGTTAAGACAGCTATCTATAGAGGCTTCATAGACAATATGGCTCTTAGCAACAATGCTCAGAAAGGTATTAGAAAAGGAGCTTTAGATAGGAGAAATCTAGAGAAGTTTCTAAAGGGAGAAAACTTTGAGTTCAATGGTACTCCTAACGACTTCTATGATGGACACTTCAATGAGCTACCAGGTAGTATCTTTAATATGGTTCAGATGCTATCTAATGAGGCTGAGAGCATAACTGGTGTTAAGAGCTTCAATCAAGGTATGACCTCTAGCTCACTTGGTGGAACAGCTACAGGTGTTCAAGGAGTATTGACTAGTGCTTCTACTAGAAGGTTAAACATAGTTAGAAACATAGCTGAGAACCTAGTTAAACCTTTACTCAGAAAGTGGCTAGCATATAGTGCAGAGTTTCTAGATGAAGAGACACAGATTAGGATCACAAATGAGGAGTTTCTGTGGCTTAAGAGAGACGATCTAGGTGCTAACATAGATATAGACCTAAATATCTCTACAAGCGATGACAATCAAGCTAAGGCTCAGGAATTGGCATTCATATTACAGACAACAGCTCAAAGCTTACCATTTGATCTAACTAAACAGTTATTAGTTAAGATGGCTAGTCTATATAGATTACCTGATCTTGCGAAGGCAATCAGCACCTATGAGCAACCAGAACCTCAACCAGATCCATTACAACAACAATTAATGCAACTACAAGCTGAGAACCTAGCAGCTGAAGCAGCATTAACTAGAAGCAAAGCAGTTGAGAACCAAGCTGATATGGCTCTAAAAGAAGCTAAGACAGAGAGTGAGAAAGCTAAAGCTGCTAATATAGCTAGCAGGACTGATAAGCAGGATCTTGACTATGTTCAACAATATGATCAGACTAAGAATAAGATCCAAGCTACAGAGAATGAGAAAGCTAGAAACTTTGAGCTAAGTAAAGAGATGTTAAAGCTTCTACAAGGGACTAAGGGACAATATCTCTAAAACTTATGATATACTTAAGCCGAACTCAATCATATAAGGAGAAATAGATGAACGAAGAGTTATTTGACAAACTAGAGAAAGAAGAGATGCTAACCACTAGCAACTCTTACTATGTTGAGCTATATCAAGCTCTAGATAGGCTCTATAAGAACCCAGATTTTAAGAAGGTTATTCTAGATGGGTTTCTTACAGAGAAAGTCCATAGTGCAGCTATGATGATGTCTAAACCTGGTGTCAATAGATCACTATTACTAGAAGAGATCTTAGGAGCTAATATCCTAAGAGATTACTTCAATACGATAGTGAATATGGCAGGTAGTGATCTATTAGCTGAAGAGGAGAAGTAAGATGGCATATACTGAAGAAGAATTGTTCAATATGTCAGATGAAGAGTTTAACTCTAAGTTAGACTCAATCCTCGATGAGAATAATGCAGTTGAAGCTGACGATGTTTCTCCTGAAGAAGAGTCAGCACCTAATAATGAGCAAGTGTCAGAGTCAGAAAGCAAGCAACAAACCGAGCAAGATAATTCATCTAATGAGTCAGCTTCAACTGAAGAGCAAACTGGCTCTGATACTCAACCTAACACAGAAATCAATAACGTAGAACAACCTTCACAGGACTCTACAGAAGATAAGAAAACAGAAACTTCTGATGTATTTACAATACGAGCAGCTAAGCAGGATTACACTTTAACTCTAGATGAACTAAAGAATCTAGCTAGCAAGGGTATTGATTACACTAAGAAGACCCAACAATTTAAAGAGTTCTTACCAGCTATAGAAGCTCTTAAGAACAATGGTATTAAGCCAGAGGATACTAACCTATTCATCGACATTATGAAAGGCAATAAGGAAGCTCTAAAGAGTCTTATCAAGTCTCAGAATATTGATGTTATGGATTTAGACGATACTCTGACACCTGAAGAGGATAAGAAAGCTTATACTCCAACAGAGTATAGACCAGATTATGCTAAGCAGGAAATGGATGAAGTTGTAGCTAGAATTGGTAAAGAGCCAGAGTTTCAACAAACTCTAGCAGTTGTTCAGAACCTAGATGAGCAATCTAAAGAGTTCATCAAAGCTTCTCCTAGTGCATTAGAAGATCTACAATCTGATATTAAGAATGGTATCTATCAACCTATAATGCAGAAAGCTAATAGCATAGCATTAAGAGATGGATTTACTAGACCTATCCTAGAGTATTACTCTTATGCAGCTAGAGAGTTTAACCAAGAACAACAATCACTAGCTTCTAATCAACAACAGCAAGCTAATCAAGACAATATTACTAGAGAAGCTAATAGAGCTAAGGCAAGTATTCCTAATCAAGGAAACGTAGCTAGAACAGCTATAAGTAACCCAGACAATGCCCAAGACTATATCTATAATATGTCTGATGAAGAGTTTGCTAAGTATTTAGAAACACTAAACTAAGGATATTACAATGGCAAATAGTCAATATAATAACGGTACTACTTCAACTTATGGTGCTAACCTTACTCTACACGCTTCAGATCGTGTTGGTATTATGGCAGCTAATGATCAAAGGATCTATAGACAATTCGCTTCTAAGAAGTTCACATTACCTCAAAGAAATGGTAAGACATTCAAGACTTTCAGAAAGCAAAACATCTATGACAGACAACTAGGTACTCCAGACTTCCTAGCTAAAGGTTTCTTGACTGGTAGAGATATAGCAGACGTAACTGCAGGTCTTACAGCAGCAGGACTACCTGAAGGTGCAGGAAGACAAAACCTAGTAGAGAACCATATAGTAGCTCTAGAGACTACAATGGCTAGATTTGGACATATGGAAGAGTATACAGATGAGATCGATCTATTCTCAGATACTCGTAAGAGTATAGATATTAAACAAGAGCTAGGAGATCTAGCTGGTAGAACTTATGAAGATCTACTTCAAAGAGATATGCTTGCTACAACTAACGTAGTATATCCATTTGCAGCTACTAGCTTAGCTACTATGGGTAATGGTCTTGTACCTGATGGCTCACTAGATAGCAACTATATGGCTTCATACGACTTCTTCAGAAGATGTGTAGCTAAGTTGAAAGCTAACAGAGCAGATAAAGTAACTGAAATGGTAGAAGCATCTGTTAAGATAGCTACTAAACCAGTAAATAAAGCTTACTACTGCATTATCCCATCTAATGTAGCTTGGGATATCCATAGCTTATCAAGAGCTTCTAATGATGGTAAAGTTAATGAGTTTGGCTTTATCCCAGTAGAGAAGTATGCTTCTCAAAAAGGTATTGCTGAAGGCGAGATAGGTGCTATGGGAGAAGTTAGATTTATTGAGAGTGAAGCAGCTCTAGTATATAGGGGACAAGGTGCTTCAGTACCTGCTGCTTATGTAGGTACTCTAGCTCATACTAACAATAAGTTTGACGTATTCCCAGTGCTATTTCCAACTAAAGAGTGTATAGCTACTGTAGGCTTAGCTGGTAGAGATGGTGTAACATTCCACGCTCAAGCTCCAGAGCAAGCAGATAGAACTAACCCTTATGGCACAGTAGGCTTTGCAAGCTATAACTTCTTCTATGCTAGTATCATACTAAAAGAAGAAGGTTTGCTAAAAGGTCTATTACTAGCATCTAACGTTTGATAACAGATAAAGGAGAAACATCACAATGGCAGTAAATAAAGAGAAACTAGAAGCAGCAGCAGAGACTGAAGCTAAGAGAGAAGAAGAAGCTAATAGTCCAGAACCTACGACAGAACAAGTACAAGGAGCAGTATTAACTGCTCCAAAGGTATCTATGCCTGTCGTTAAGAACTTAGCTCTAAAGATGAAGCAAGATGCTCTAAAGAAGTTTAAAGTAACTGTTGTAAATCAAGACCCTAAAGAAGCTTCAGCTCTTAAGAGTGTCTATGTATCAGTAGCTAACCAGTTCTTATCTAAAGCTTATGTGTTACCATTCAACGTACCTGTTAATGGTGTAGAGCAGTGCATCATAGATGCTCTAAAAGAAGTAGTCTTCTATCAGATTATCACTGATAAGGATAACTCAGGTAATACTGTATTCAATACTAGAGCTGTTAAGAAGTATGCTCTTACTATCGAACCACTAGAAGCAGAAGAGTAAGATATGGCTACTAAATGCTTAGATTGCACAGACATTACTAGCACTCTTAGAGCATTCGATTATGATCTTAATCTACCTAACGAGGATAAGCTAAAGCTTAACCTCGATGTTAAAGATCTCACTGAAGGATCTGTTGTAGCTATTACTAGGGATAATAGACAACTACTAGAATGGAGAGGAGAGAAGATCTTAGATAAACTCTTAGAAGTTATGTCTGAGAACCTTAGAACTCAATATGATAGTGGTAGATTACAAGGCAAAGAGTATGCTGATGTGTATGCTCAGTCTATAGTATCTGTAATAGCTCAATCAGTCCAATTCGCTACTACTAAAGCTCAATTAGAGATACAGCTTAAATCTCAATGGGAGATCGAACTAGCTAAGATCAAACTTCAACTAAAACAACTAGAGTTCCAGATAATGGCTCAGATAGCTGAGTTAAAGATCAAGTGTTGTAAGACACAAGCTGAGATCAGACAAACTAATAGCCAAGCTAGGGTATTAGATAGACAGCTAATGGGATTTGATGACAATATGTATATCAAGCTACTAGAGTATCAGATGAATGCATTTTCACTAATATACTCATCAGGTATGCTAGATGATGCTACCTTACCTGCTCCTCTAAACGTTAATGAGATGGGTAACCTTTATAAGCTCTATAAAGACAGAGTTGCTGAAACATTACCAACATTATTGCAGAGAGAATCTGCTAACCCACAAGATACATTATACCTATCATAAGGAGTACCTATGGGCTTATTTACCAAGAAGAAGAAAGTTACTGAACGCAAGTGGGCATACCTTAATGGTGCTTCTTCTTGGTATGATAGGTATAAAGCAGGTAAGTTTAACCCTAAGAAGAGACTATCAGGAGAGATAGCATTCTCTAAAGGTATTGTACAAGGTAAATCTAAGAAGAATACTAATCTAGATACTATGTCTCAACTAATCAAGGGTGCTAATAATATGCACGAGATGCCTTATACACATAGGAAATTACCTGGATTATCAGCTTCTTTAGGTACATTTACAGAAGGAGAGTTCTCTAAAGAGAAGTACTTAGCTGAGAATACTGATATAGCTGAAGTAATTACAGAGCCAGAAATGGGAAATAAAGACTTATATAACGAGTATGTATTGAGTGTTCTAGTACAAGAATATTCACTAGATACTAAGACAGCTATCTTAGATAACTACCTATGTCAATTCAATGGTTCTCCATTTAATATGACTATTATAGAAGATAAGTATCCACTAGATCCTCCAACTACTACAGGACGGATATTTGCTTACAATGTAGCTACTAATAGTACAGAGATTAAAGGTATGGTATATAAACCTGATACTACTGTAACTATCAAGTATGGAGTACATACAGCTACGACTACTGCTATAGGTAATGAGTTTAGCTACAAGATACCTAAAGATGCTCCAATATTGAAAGATGACTATATAGAAGTTAGTTTTAGAGAATTAACCCCACCAGCTACTTGGAACACTATTAAATACCGTACGAAGCCTGCTATTGAACGAAGAGCAATAGGTACGATATTTACCATTAGTAACCTTGAGAAATACAACTACAAGCCTTCTAATGACGTTAAAGAGGTATTTAGAAAGAAGCTATTAAAACAATTAGCTGAAAAGTTTAATATAGACCCTTATGATCCAGAATTAGAGTTAGTAGAAGCTGATATGGTATTTTCTCCTATAGAGAAAAGAACTCCTAATCCTGACGAGATGAAGGATATGACTCCTGAAGAGAAAGAAGAGTATCTAAAGGATATAGAAGAGGATAATAAGCTATACAAGTATAAAGAAGGATATAAGCAGTATCGTATCTATGGTGTATATACTTGGAAAGGGCATACTGGTAAGCAGACAATAGCTGGTGTAGAACAAGATGGACCTATTATGGAAACACCAGAGATTATAGATTATATACCTTCACAGCAAGCTAAGTATGATGAACTCACTGATTTAGTAGATTACTACTTTATGGAAGTTAGAACTAAAGATGGTCATAGGAAGATAATACCTATTAAAGACTTTACTCAATTCTCTACACAGAAAGGTAAGATAGCTTTAGCTACTGCTAGGATACCTATATGGCAGAATTATGGTAAGTACTGGAGATTAACCTTAGAACAGACTGGTAGGAAGAATAGACCTTATAGAAGACCTCCTAAGCCTAAGAAAGGGAATGACGGTAAGAAACTCTACGAGAAGTTTAAGTCGATGGATATGGGTAAAGCTAGTGTAGATTACATAGATGTTTATCAGTGCTTTAATCTAGTACCTTATCTAAGAGAAGATACTAGACACCATAGAGCTTACCAGAAATATGCAGAGGTATTCTCTAGATACTTTGATAAAGTCTTTAAATGCTATGGTACAGATACTTTCATAACTAAGCATATCTCTGTAGGTGTCCCTGATCAAGGTACAGGTGTATATAGGTTTAAATGCCTAAAGACTATAGTAGAAAGCTCTAAAGTAGAGCAGCCACATACCTTTATAGGTAGCCATCCAGCTACAGGAAGTGATCTAATACTATACACTTATGTACCAAACTATTCTAATGAAGAGGATCAGTTCGGTAAGAGAAAGATACTAAACTATACATTGTACTGTTTAGATTTAACTTATTGGTATGGTAAAGCTTTTACAGCTACTCAGCCTAAAGCACATAAGCTACCTGAGAATATGGAGTTAGATCCAGAAGCTAATCACTATGAGAGTGATAGTAGATACACTGGTAAGCAGAAGTTAGATGCCTTTGAAAGTGGTTTAGCAACTTCTAAGATGGTTATAGAAGGTCAAATAGATCTATATCAGCAACAGTATAGAAAAGCAGGTTACTCTAAGCACGAAGAGTTTGTAAGCCAATTCACTAAGTACGACCTATCCGATATATTTAAAATCAGTGGTACTTACTCAGAAGACTTCAAGAGAGTACTGAATACTCCTACAGACGGTTTCTCTTTCGTAACACATCCTATAGGTGAAGGGTTATACTACTTTATTCATAATAGGTTTGGTGAAGAGTATCCTATGGTAACTAGCTTTATAAGTGTAAACCCAGATTATGGTAATTCATATTGGGGTAGTAGCTTTACATCTACGATACCTACAGCTTACACTGATGATACAACTCATATCGCTAAAGTAAGAGATTATAATGCTTCTCAATTTACAGAAGCTAGAAAAAGTAAGACTATTAAGTGGGCTAGTAATAGTACAGAACTCACAGAGACAGAGAAAGATAATCTAGAGAATACTTTTAAGAATGCTAGTATAACTACTACTAGAATAAGGATAACTAACTATCGTAGAAGTAGAAATAAATATGTATCACGGGTAACTGATTGGGATGCTAATAATGCCCTTAGGTATAGACCTATTACTATTATAAAGACTCACGAAGTTGCTATAGATCCTAAGAAACTAGTTATCTCTAGTAAAGGTCTTATAATAGATGATCCAAACTTTCCTAAAGACTATGTTGAAGATACCCTATGGATTAGACAAGTAAATTACAGATATGCTAGTGCTTATGATCTTAATCACTATCAACCTCCACAGATAGGATATACAACTATCTATGAAGGTATAACTGTATATCATATGTTTATCCCTAAAGCTAATGGACAGATATTTAGATCGTGGTATGATGATAAAACTTTTAACTCTAGTGCAGAAGCTAAAGTAAGTACTACTCCTAGACTACCTTTAAAGCTATGGTATCATACACCTGTATATGTACAGAGTGCCATAGCATCTAGTACATTCTTCTACGCTATAAAGTATCACTACACTATCAAAAAAGCTAACTGGTTTGCTAAGATTATAGGACCTATACTTATTGTAGTAGGTATTGTTATAACAGCAGCTTCCTTTGGTACTCTATGGTGGGTTGGTGTGCCTCTTATGTCAGCAGGTATGGTATTAACTGGTGCTGTATATGGTATCCCCTGGTTACAGTTTTTGGGTATGATTGTAGGTATTGTCTATTCTGTAGTAGCTCCATTCTATGCTCCTATAGCTTCTACAGCTACTGGAGCAGTTACAACAATGGCAGCAGCCTATGGTACTAGTGTAGCTGTAGCTATCTCAATAGCTTCACTAGCTATGGGAGCTTATTCAATAGCTACCTTCTTTAAAGATCAAAAGGCTATTAGAGAAGCTAAGCAGGCAGCTAAAGACAAAGAGAAGGATAGTTATAGAGAGGAAGCAGAAGCTAGAGAGAGATTTGCTAAAGAGTTAGAGAAAATCGATCTAGCAGACTTTGATATTAATACCTCTTATGAAGAACAGATGGATATGTTCTATTGGATATGCTATGGTGGGTTATTATATGACCCTAGATCACACGAAATGTTAAACTATAATACAGCTTTAGCTAAGTCTGATTATAGTCAATACGATAGATTTAAATAGAAAGGACATATATGTTTAGTATGTTAGGCAATTTGTTTAATAATGGTGCTGGACAGATAGGTAGCCAAGTAGCTACTAATGTACTCGGTCAAGCAGGTCAGCAATTATCTAGTCAAGCTCTTAATCAAGGATTGATGGAAGTACTTAGAAATGTAGGACAGCAATCTGGTAATGCTCTAGCTTCACAAGGAGCTGCTAGCATAGCTTCTCAATTTGGTAGTAGGTTAGGAACTGATCTAGGTCAAAGAATGGCTCAAGGAGTAGCTCTTAATGGTTTGTCTAAGTTAGGACAACAAGCAGCTGATATAGTAGCTAATGGCGGTAGTAATACCCTAGCTGGGATTATGAATAGTAGCAATATACTTCAAGGTTTAGGAGAGAAAGCTAATCAAGCTCAAGGTACTCTTAGTAAAGCTTGGGATTGGCTAACTAACCCTACTGAGAAAGGATTTACTACTAGAATAGGTGTAGATCAGTTTGGTAGACAAGTTATAGAGAAAGTACCAGTTGAAGGTACTAGCAGATTAGGTACTCTTATGAATGGAGCTATGACTGCTGGAGATCTATATACTAAGTATCAACAATACAAGGATAGTAAGAGAAACAATGAGTTAGCTTACCAAAGCAATAAGTATGGCTTTGATAGAACTAAATCAGAGAATAGTAGATTAGATAGACAAAGAGCTAACATAACTTCATCATATCAAAATGGTGCAGTAATATAAGGAGCTAGTATGATAACTATTCAAAGAGTAGATGCTACTATGCCTCAGAAGATAGCTAGAGATAATCTAGCTACCGCTTTAAATGATGAGATAGCTCAATACTATCAAACAGAGATAGCTAGAAATCAAGATCAAAGACAAGCTAACCTAGAACCTTATCTACTAGAGCAAGCTAATCTAAACAATCAGAAGTCTGCTATAGATGTCTTTAATAATGCAGATATGCTTAATGCTAGGAAGAGTTTAGATCAAGCTATAGCTAATGGATATGTACCTACTACAGAGAATATTCTTAATAATTCTCAAGGTTTCAATACTCTTCAACAGAAGTTAGTAAATGAGCTTTATGGAGATACTCTTAAAAATCAAGAGAAGAGTATAGAGAATGCTATGAGTCAAGCTTCAATGGATAGGTATAATGAGCAAATCCAATATATGAAAGACAAATACGGAGTAACGCCAGTTCAAGCAGATGTAGATTACCTTATGAAGAACAGAAATGATATACCTATCAATACAAGCATTTCTGTGGCTTCTAATCAACGATCGTCTGTTGGGGGTAGTAATTATGCTCCTACACCTTCAAATGGCTCTAATGCCCCTGTAATTGATCCTAATGAGATAGTATATGATCCAGCTACTAAACAGCCTTTAGCTAAAGGAGTAGCTAACTTTAATCCATTTGCTTCTGATACTATTGATGATAATACTCAGAAAGGCTTTAGTAATCTAATGGATACTCAAACTAAGCTAGGTAATATCAAGCAAGTATCTCCAGATACAGCAGGAGCATTAGCTGTTTATACTACACTAGATGGTAGTACCTTAGTAGCTAATACCTCAGATGTATCTGCTATGGATAAGTTAGAAGCTATGCAAGAAGCTGATAAGGCTAAACTAGCTGATAAATCTTTACCAGAGAGTGTTAGAGCTTCTTATGCTAAGCAAACAGACAATAAAGTATTCTACATATCTCCAGAATCTAAACAAGCTCTTATGAGCACTAATAATAGAGATGTCTATGATGTGAATAAAGATGGAGATTTACTACTAACTAAGAATATATCTAGTAGCAAAGGATTTGACTCTGTTAATCCTAAAGGTATATCAGCTAAAGATATGTATCAGAATACCAGTAAGATAACTGCTATGCAATATGATCCAAATATAAAGCCTGATATTAATGATAGAACTCTTAAAGCTGAAGTATCTGCTCTTGTTAAACCTTTTACTGAAGGTCTAACAACATTTATGGCTATGCCTGAATTAGATAAAGATACTAAAGCTACTATGAATAGAGTATTAGCTACTGCTGATGGTTCTGCTAGGGTTAATGAGTTCTTCAATCGTTATGGAGCTAATGTTCTTAGAAATGCTGATAAAGATATTATAGAAGATATTGTTAGCTACTTTGAGAGTGGAGAAGGGGCTGGTTCTAAGCTTAATGATGCTATGAAGAAATTACTAAGAAGAGATACTACTGAAGATACTAACTATATGTTAGCTAGACTAGAAGCTAGGAAAGAGTTAGCTAGTGATAGATCTCAAGCTATGAAGTTAGCTACTCAATACAGAGCTTCATTAGATCCTAAGTCTGAAGAATATAAGCAGATCACAACCTTTATGGAAGATCTGAAGAGTGGTAAAGCTAAGCTACCAGCTTACAATGGGGATATACTCAACGGTAATCCTAATATGGGAGATAGAGCTAAACAATTCACTTACATAGCAGCTGATAAGGATGGTAAGTATCAATCATATATGGGTAAAGACATTAATGGTAAGATACCTGTATCTGGTTTAGAAGTAAATCCTCTATTTGATAAGCTAGTGGATTTCTACTCTAAGCAGAGGATGTATAACAGAAGTAATAAGAACTATGTTCTACCTGATAGGAAGAAACCTACTTCTAGAAAATACTATCCGACAGAGCAAGATATGTTTGATGCTCTAGTAACAGACTAAGGTATTAATTAATTTTCTTAAGCAACTTTTTATGTAATTTTATATTCGCTTAAGTTTCTTTATAGTGGTGTAAATGTATAATCCAGACAAATACTCCACTATAAGGAACAAATATGGCAGACAATAAGAACCCTTTATTCGCTAAAGGTCTTAAAGAAGCTTATCCCTCAGATAACTTACTAGGTGTCGATAATGAGTTAGCTACTCTAGCTAATCAATATGACAATAACTTTGTTAATAACTTACCTCAAGGACAACAACAAGCTCTTAACTCTATACCTAACATAGGCAATGCTATCTCTAAAGTGCAAGAGAAAGCTACCAAGACATCTCAAGACTATCAAGCTAAGATGAATGTTATAGATCCTTATGGATCAGCTGTCAATAAGCAAGCTTCATTAGAAGCTGTAAATCAAGCTTCAGCAGAACAAGAAGCTATACTGGCAGCTCAAAGAGCTATGTTAGAAAGAGGTAATCAAGCAGATGACCTAAACTATCAGAATGATCTAAACTCTTTAGCAGTTCAGAAATTACAACTTCAGAATGCTCTTACTGGTAAAGCTATAGGTATTGATCCTAAAGAGGGTCTTCATAGGATTAAGAACTATCAATCTAGTATGACTAAGGATATTGAAGAAGCTCAGAGAGCTAATGAGATACAAGCTAGGATGTCATTGCTAGAAGGTAAAGCTCAAGAGTTAGGTATAAGATATGGTCAGCAAAAGGCTAACAATGCTCTTAATATGCTAAAGCAAGAGATGGCTGAAGATAACCTAATGAAGAGTAAAGCTGAAGCTTCAGAACAGCTCTACAACGCTCTATTACAACAATCATCAGATGATAGATACAAAGGACTAATAGATAATCAAGCTACTGTAGATCTTAGCAAGAAACCTATAGAAACTGATTTCTTACCATCTGTATATCACGGCTTTGTAGATAGCGTAGCAGATATACCTAGAGGCTTAGGAGCTATTACTAACGCTATTGCTCTATCGCCTGAAGAGAAACAACAAAGACTAGAAGCTCTTAAGAACCTAACCCCAGATCAAGCTCCTACGAATTGGTTAGGAGACAATCTTATCAAACTAGGCGATAAACTGTCAGATAGTGATATAGACTACCAGAACAAGTATAACCTAGATAATATGTTACTAGATGCAGACTCAGCTAAGGGAGCTATAAATACAGCTCTAGGTATTGGCAAGAATGCAGCAGGCATAGTAGCAGATACATTAGTTTCAGCAGCTCCAGAGATACTTACGACAGCTATATCAACAGGAACTATCCCTGCAGCTTTAAGAACAGCTAAGATAGCAGCTAGAGCAGGACAAATAGCTGAAGATGTAGGAGCTGGGTTAGCTAAAGTAGCTGGTGCAGGTGTTAAGTTTGAGAAACCTATAGCTCAAGGATTATCAGCAGCTACTGGTGAAGCTACAACAGCTACTAAATTTACCAAGTTTAGTCCAGAAGTATTTAAAACTAATCTATCAGGATATGTCTCAGAAGATGTAGCTAAGAAGGTAGCAGGTAAGCTAGGAGCTAATGCTACACCTAGTATGACAGGTAAAGCTCTAAGAGAAACACTAACTAAAGCAGAGAAGTTAGAACTAGCTAAAGTATCTTGGGTTAAAGATAGTGCTAAGTTGTTTGGAGGTATTACTGGCTTATCAGCTGAGGTAACTCAAAAGATGCACAATGCTCAGATAGATCGTATGAAGCAACAAGGCATTGATCCAGATAAGCTAGGATACTTAGTATCTCTTAATAAGAACGATATTATTCCAGCTATGGCATATACAGCTCTAAACTTAGTTGAGTTTGGAACATTGTTTAAGCCTTTGATTGGTAATAAGCTAACTAATGGTCTTATCTCCTCTATCAAAGATAAAAGCTTCTCAGGAGTATTCAATGGTGTTAAAGATGTAGCTAAATCCCTAATAGGAGATAAAGGAGTTACAGCAGCTGCTGTCTTAACTTCAGCTAGTAAACTAATAGGTAATAGTGCTACTGAAGGAGCTACAGAGTTCGCTCAAACAGTTACTGAAGCTATGATGAGAGATAATGATTTAAAAGGCTCATTAGGGGATTACTACGATGCAGTTAGAAATGTCTTAGCTAACCCTAAGAGTTATAAAGAAGTTAAAGAAGCAGGTATAACTGGAGCAATAGCTGGAGCTGGTACTCACGTAACTGGACAGATAGCTCCTAGCGTAGCTAGAGAGAGCTTATCTAAGGCAGCTTCATTAGCTAGCAAAGGTGTTAATAAAGTATCAGAGTATGTTACAGCTAATAAAGTCCAAGCCCAAGAGAATATTAACAATGTATCTAATCTTAATGCTAAAGCAGAGAATAAGAAAGATGTATCTCTTAAAGAGCTATATCAAGTAGCTGTTAGCCCTAAAGCTAGAGAAGCTTTCTTAAATGAGCCAGAAACAGATAACAATAAAGAGTATAAGAGCTTAGTTAAAGCTCTATCTACCCTAGATACAACTAAGAAGACTAACATCCTAGCTACAGAACTAGCTGAGAAGTATCCTAAATATACACAAGAACAACTAGCAGACATTATTCACATTAGTAAGAATAGAGATACTAAATATTCAGAAGTTGATAAGTCTCAGTTATCTCAAACTGTAAAAGATAGTATAGAAGCAGTAACTAAAGAGAATTATGATAACTCTAAAGTTAAGGCTATGTTTCAGAACAAGTCTTATGAAGACCTTACATTAGGAGAAAGGTATGCTATAGCTCCTAGCAAGCTCGTAGAGCAACAATCGACTGAGAGCAAGCCAACCATAAGGGTAACTAAAGATAAACGCTTAGCAACGTCGCTAGAGAGTGTAAAAGACGATACTAATGAAGCTAATACTTATGTAACTCCAATAGAGGCTGAAACAGGTAATCTCAAAGAAGTTACTAAGGAAGATGTCAATAGCTTTGATACAGTATTCTCAGAGAAGCATTTAGTCGATAGTCTAGGCAACTATAAGAATGAAACTGATGTTAAGAAAGCTTATAGATCATTTGTTACTACTCTAGCAATAGCAGAAGCTGGAGATACCACTCAAAGTAAGAGTATTAAGGATACCTATATAGGCGGTTTAATTAATAAGATTAGAAATGACATACTCTTAGCCGAAGATCCAGTAGAAGCCTACAAGAGCCTAGCAGAGAATAGTATAGAGAGAAAGCTAGTAGATTTAATTCTAAAAGATATTAAGGAGCAGGATAAATCTACTGCTGAAGTAGCTGATATACCCTTGGCTTCTCCTATAATTGATATGCTTACTAGCTCAGATATAGCTAAACCAGAGGACAAGAGTGTAGATACTGAAACATTAGGTACTCAAGGTTCGTCTGTTACTCCTGACAAACAGATCAGGGAAGCTATCACTGGTCTAGAACAATTATTCGATAGTGCTTATGGAACTGATAAGAAGACTCGTAAGCTAAGAAACATTAACAAGATGACATCTCTAGGTGTAACAGCTTCTAAAATATCTGAAGCTATCAAGAAGTTTAAGTATGTCATAGCTCTTAGAGAAGCTGCTAGGGATACTACTGATATTATCTTACCTAATGGAGAAAGCCAAGAAGTTCAAGAACCTCTCATTACTAGAGAGTCATTAGCTACTAGAGTTCTAGAAGCTCAGAAAGAGTTAGAGATAGCTCAAAGACAAACTCAGAATAAGCTAGATGCAGTTAATATCTTCTTTAAGAAAAGTTCTGATAAGAATGGTAGTCTTGCAGCTACTCTAGCATCTCTTGGAGTAATAGGCGAGGATATCAAAAACTATATCTTTGAAGCTAATCAAATACCAGGTGTTCAGAATACATCTTTAATAGTCCAGATAAATCACAATACTAAAGAGATTTCTCTACTAGATAATAAGACTAATATAGGGGATATATCAAAGAGAAATGAACTGCTAGGCAGGGATAAATACTTACTATATGTTCCTCTTAATACTACAGGTGTAAATGGTTCTTATACCCTAGCTAACTCTGGCTTTAGATTAGGGGAAACAGAAGCTAATAGTAGCATAGCCTTACAAGATCATTTAGAGAAAGAAGTGAAGGATTTAAAAGAAGCTTCTAAAGCTTTAGAGAGCTATGTTAAGAATGCTATACCGCAAGTTGAAGATTACCTAGATAAGAAAACTCTAAAGACTAATAAAGATCTAACAGCTAGTTTAGTAACTATGGTTAATGGTATTACAAAACTAACTGATGATAGTGTTAGGCATACTATTAAAGATACTTTAGGACGATTAAGACGAGCTAATAGAGATATAGCTAAACTAGAATACTATATGCAACAGAGAGAGCAGAATAAGGGTTTTGAAGGAGATACTAGCTGGAACATAACAGCAGATGGTTCAGAAGTAACTCTATTCAATATTTCTCTAATTAAGGCTAAAGACTTAATGACTTCTTTGTTATCTGAGAGGGATAACCTGCTTTACAATATGCAGATATTCTTTACTGAGCAGAAAGATGCCTCAGACATTATTGCTCTAGTAGGGTTATGGAATACTCAGAAGATTAGAGATGGAGAGCTAAATAAGTATATGAGTGATACTTTAATAGGTAAAGCTAAATCTATACTAAGGGGTATAGCTAACTTCTTCAAAGGTACTGATATAGCTCTTAAGAAGTTTAGAGCTTTACTAAAACAAGTCAATTCTACTAGGAGTAAAGACGATCAAATTAGTGAGAAAGATCTAGAGGATTTATCACGTATCATAATAGATAAAGAAAAGAGTCCTGAGAGAGTAACTGATGAAGAGCGATATGAGATAGCAGATACTACCTTTAGATTATTAGGTATCTTAACTACTCAAACTGAGAATAACTATGGATTTGGGGATACGGGTAATCTTCTTAGTGAGTTGCTACCAAGCACTAAAGAGATACTTCTTAGTAAAGGTTATCTTGATCTAACTAAGAACTTAGTAGGTGGATACTACTTACCTTCAGTTCATAGAGTGTCTAGCTATGCTATGTTTGATAAGAGCTTTAAAATGAACGCTTATGATGTTAAAGAAGCATTTGAGTTCGATAAGTTTAAAGATGCTATTCAGAAAGCTGTAGCTAAAACACCATATACGACTAACTTCAATAACTTATTCTTAGACCTATTTGATATAGGTAAAGTTAAGAATACCATTGGCAATATCAACGCTAATAAAGATAAGGTAACTAACCTGAAAGAAGCTGTAGTTAGAAGCTGGTTTATGTCTATTATGGGATTGCTGTCTAACGAGAAGCTAATAGCTCCATTAGCTAAGATAAACTCTAATCTAAAAGATACTGAAGAAAATCAAAGAGTAACTTCAACATATCAAGCTACAGTGATAGTAAATGATATGCTTAGAAACTTTGGTTTAGTAGAAGAGAATGAAACTAAGAGTGCTGGAGAGATGATCACAGCTACAGAACAGCTAAAAAATATGGTTCAACAAATACTGAAACTAACATTTGCTAATATGAGAGATGGTGCAGTAATTATTGATCCTAAGACTAATGTAATTAAACTTAAAGATAAGAAACACCTAGATCAGATACAAGACCAAGCTAAAGCCTTTACTAATAGGGGATATATTTCTCCTAAAGAAGTAGCTGCTAAAGAACAATTATCAGATGTCCTTAAAGATCTAAAGCTATCTCAGAAAGGCAATAAATTCTCCTCAGAAACAGATCCTAGAGTAGTAAATGGTATCATAGCCCAATCTCTCACACCATTGCAGTATAACCTAGATAAGATGAATGCTATGGTAGAACACTTAGCTCTCAATGGTAAGAACTTAGCTTATGAAGTTAAGTCTATGCTCAATCCAATCTTTACTGCTACAGAGTTCTATAATACTGGTAAGATGAAGCTAAGTCCTAAGCTATGGGCTACACAAGTAGAACCTATTGTTATGCAAGCAGCTAAAGAATTAGGCGTAGGAGATACAGATAGTTATATACAAGCCTTCAAAGAAGAGCTAATAGATATCGATGAGAGTATCAGTAAGAATCCAGTAGCAGAAACTCTGTTAGCTTCTATTGATATACCTAGACTTAATAATAAGATCCAATCCTTTATTGAAGTAGCTCAAGAGAGTAACTCTAACAGAGGTAAAGGCACTCAGTTCTATTACAATGTCTTTGCTGGACCAAATGATAGAACTACTATAGATGGCACAGGACACCAGCAGTCTAATAAGAATATTAGACATCTAATTCAGAAAGTAAGAGATCCTGAAGAAGCTAAGAAATCCTTTGATAAAGAGTTTAGTAACTATGTCTATAGTGGCAATGATCTAAAGACAGCTAAAGAGAAAGCTAAAAGAAATCTAATGTTAGCTCTAGGAACTGGGTTAGATATAGTAGATCTTACTAAGTTAGCTGATGGTCAATATAGAAATGAAGTAACTCAGATAGTTAGAAAATACTCTGAAGAGATGCAGAAGGTAGATACCTTAGCAGAGAAGCAGGCTCTTATACAAAAGAGAATTAAAGAAATAACTGAAGTAATCTCTAGAGATAAAAAAGCATATCAAGAGTTCGTAGATAAAGCTTTAGCTGATAATAGCGATTTAGCTAATACTATCAATAAGCTATTAGAAGCTATTGAGAATAAGAGTACCCTAGCTGAAAGAATATCTGCTGTGAGAAATACTCTACCTGAGTTTGAGCATACACCAACATATAGCCTTATTGATGCTCTAGGGGCTATAGAAGGCTTAAACGTTATCGAGAAGGGTAATTCTATTGCGGATGTGAGAAATGCTCTCTACGATAGCTTATATGCTCTAGAAACACTAGAAACAGATGGACAGACATTTGGACCAGCATCTATTAATATTCTTAACTTTGTAGAGAGAGCTTCTAGAAAGTTAGCTTTAGCTGGCAACTTATCAGTTTCAGAAGATCCATTAATGTATATGGACGATGACAACTATAACTTTACAGCTCAAACACTATTCTCAGAATGGTTTAGACCTGTCCTAGATAAATCTCTTAATGATCTTATAGCAGAACAAGGATTATCTGATAGGTTCAAGGATGCTAGTGAGAATGCTAAAGTCTTAATAGCTAAAGAAGCTCTAGTCAATTCTCTAATGAATAACGTCCAAGAATACACTACTAATAAAGATAGCTTACAAACTCATAGAAATCTACTAGATTTAGTAATATCTGAAGCTATTTTCAAACTAAAGAACCCTAATGAACTAGCTGCTATGTTAGATCAATCCATAATGAACACTCTTAATGCTAGGATTAAGTTTATTAGAGCATTATCTAAACCTATTCTTCAGTTAAGTGGATATGGTTCTGGCGTTAAAAACAATACTAAAGGCTTCACTAGCTCATTCTTTATGAAGAATATCCCTACTATCTTTAATAAGATAGCTTCCATAGCTAATACTAATACAGATAAAGAAAGTGAAATAGATCTATTTGACGAGAATAACCTATTAGTTGATGATAGATTGCAAGGTCTTTTAACACCTTCAGAAGTAGCTTCTCTTAGAATACTTGGTGTTAAGAACCTAAAAGACTTTCACGAGCTAATAAAGATGAATGCTAACGGAGAGTTAGACTTTACTAACCTAGATAGAGCTTTAGACAACTCAACTAAAGATCTAATAGGTGTAGTTACACAAGCTTTACAGAGAGTATCTCCATTCCAAGCTCAAAGAACTACTTTGACTATGAAGATACTTAATGATCACGTTAAACACTTAGCTGAAGAGATCAATATTAAATTGGGGGATAAAGGTAGAGTAACTTATGTAGAAGGTAACTCTGAAAAAGCTGGTAGTATAGATTATACAGATGTTAGTGAAAACTATCTTATCGAGGCTATTAAAGCAATACAGAAAGAGGATAGTACATTAGTTGGTATCTTGATGTCGGATGAGAATGGCTCTATTACTAATTTCGTTAGAAGATCAACAGAAGTCTCAGAAGATAGAGATACTAATAGAACTTCAGCAGGAACTACTGCTAAGAAGACTAGAGTATATTTTAGTCCTGTAGATCTATCCTTAGTTACTAACTTTGGTCAGTCAATGGATGCTAAAGTTCAAGGTATAGTTCAATCTAAACTAGCTGATATGGGTATCTTTGTAGGTCTTAATAACTTCGATGCTTTTACTACATCAGCCCTATATATTAGATTAGTATCAGAATTAGCTAATGAAGCCTTTGCAGAGCTTATAATGGACGATAAGGCTAATCTAGGTAAGACAATGTTTATCGCAGCTCTAGAGAACGAGAAACGATGGTATAAACTAGAAACTGCTCCTGAAGCTAAGAGTAATCTAGCTGCTACGATAGCTCAAATAGAGAGCTACTTAATGGGCTTAGAAGTAGCTGATGATCTAAGAACTATTAATGGTGTTCACGTAGATAACTTCGGCGGTAACTATAGACTAGATATGAACGGTAATCCTGCTACAGAAGTCAATATTGCACCTTTAGATAGTAATGATCCTAAATATATAGCGGCTATGAATAGGCTATACCCTATGGATGGCTCTAATACTCAAAAAGCTATGGAGTTCTATACTACATTAGTTCCTACATTAGAGTGGCTAAATGCTTATAAAGATGCTTATGAAGCTCCTCAGAATGTAGTTCATCTCATTAATGAGCTACTAAAGAAACAGATAGCTCTAGGAGAGAGATACTCTAATAAAGATATACTAGAGAAGTCTAAAGTAGCTTCTGAAGCTATAGAGAAATTTTTAAACGAGAAACCTGAGTTTAAGGAGATTACTGATTTCTATAAATTTATGTCTAAAGAACTCTCTTATGATACCTTTAGAGCTTTTGAGAAACTACAAGATACCTTCTATACTACAAACCCTACTCAAATGATTTCTCTAGCTAAGCAAGAGCTAAGAGATAGCTCTGACTTACTAAAGGTAGAATATGGCAGATACTTCGCAAATAAGCAAAAGAACTTAGTTACTAATAGTATGAACGAAGTAGCATCTAAGATAGTTGATCCTTCTAAACAAAGTAATTTGTATGTAACTAGCTTAAATATGGTTAGAAACGATGAGTTGTCAGAGAAGAAGCTAGAGTATAGTGAGAATGAAGGATACTTATTAGGTGGAGAACCTTTAACACCAAACACTGAGGCTTTACTAGATGGAGAAGTGTATTCAATAACTCCTACAGCTTATGAGAGACTAAAGGTAGAGTCTCAAGACTCAGCTGTAGTCAAAGCTCTGAAACATTTAAGTAAAGTTAGAGGTATTCAACCTAACAACATAGTATTCAATACTGATAAGTATAAGAGAGATATAGAAGCTAAAGTAATACCTAATTCTGGAGTTACTATTAAGTCAGTTTTACGAGATGATTTATTAGGTAAATTGCAAAGTAATGATCTTAAAGAGGTTCTAAAAGCTCTCTCTATAATGACATACCTAAGAGATAAGGCTAATGCATTCGGAGAAGCTCATAGAGATGAAGTCAATACTGTTTTAGGTGAGCTAAATAAAGAAATAGCTGATACGAAAAATACTTGGCTATTCCCTAATAAAACAAAAGGATTAAGCTCTATCCCAGCAGATAATAGACTAGATGCTCAGAAATTACTAGATTACCTAAATGATGAGATAGTTCCTTATACCATCTACAGAGGATACAACAAGATAGATGAAGCTTTAGGTAATGAAATACAAGTTGTAGATTTTACAGATACCTTACCAACAACTGAGACTGTTACTGAAGAAATGGAGAATGCTCAAGGAATAGATGCGAAAGATATCAAGTTAGGTACTCAATCAGCAGATACTACTGAAGAGAACATCAGAAAGGATCTCTATAAAGAGATAACCTTAGAGAATAGTTTTGAGAGCTTAGTAGATACCTTTAATGAGCTATCAGATATGAGTGGATTAGATGCTGAGCATAAGAGTATGTATGTAGCATTACTCAATAGGTTCTTTACCAAGACTAATGGAGATAGGTTCTTTAGAGATGGTCTAGAGATTAAGGTTTATAACTCTACTGGAGAAGCTTCTGGTAAATTTGACCCTAAGACTAATAAGATAGAAATATTCTTAGGAGATCAGAGAACTAGCATAGGACTATCTCCAGCTGAAGCCTATATGCACGAATTAATCCACGCAGTAACAGAGTATGCTATCCAGTCAGAAGAACCTGAAGCAGTAGCTATAGTTAAGAATGCTGAAGCTATTAGATCTCAACTTATGAGATACTACAACTCTAATCAAGCTAAGCTAGACCTGGCTAATAGATTAGGATTTACAGGTACTGATAGTCATAAGATAGATAGTATATCTAGGATATACATTGACTATATGAATGGTAGTATTAGTGAGTTTATAACCATAGCTATGACCAACAAAGAAGTTCAGAAAGATCTATCTAAGCTAAATCATAAAGAAGCTAAAGGCTTCATTGAGAGATTAGTAAGGTTCTTTAGTAGATTACTTAATGCTTTAACTAATACACCACAAGAGATAGACCTAGAGCATAACTCTGGTAGTCAAGCAGTATATCAATTAGCTATAAGACTAGCTAACAATAACAATCAGCTACAAAGTGTCTATAAGGATTTGAAGTATCAAAGCACTTTACAGAAGTGGCTAAGTGCAGCTGATAGTTTAACTAATAGGACAGTATCTCAATGGATCAAGAATGAAGCTACTAAGCTAGAAGCAGGTAATCCAGCTAAGAATATCTACTCATTAGTTAAGTATCTAATGTTTGCTCCTAGAAATCCAGTTATAGCTCATAAGGCTATGAAGCTATTAGTTAATGACTTTGATTTCTCTCCTAATGGTTTCTTAGCTACTACACTATCTAACATTAGCACCTTAGATGATGCTAAGAGAAAGGTTAATGAACTACTAGCTAAGTCAGCTAATCTAGATAAAGAGAGATTAATGCTACATACTAGCTTACAGAAAGAGTTAAAAAGTAAGTTCAGTAGGGATTTAACTCCTACTGAAAGTAAAGAGCTAGGTAAGATAATCCAAGTATATGATCTAAGAGCTGTAGATAGTGAGATTAATCGCTTGTATCCTACATACTTTGCTAGTAAGTCTAATAGTCAAACTAGAGATAGGATTAGAGACGAGATAAGAGCTACTCTTACAGATATATCTAAGAGTATGCCTAGTTACTTAGTATCTGGTAATAATAACCGTAGAGCTTCAATACTTAGCTACTATGACGAAAAGACACAAGAGCTGGCTGATTATATTAGCAAAGGTCAAATTAGCTCTAATATGCTTCTAAATGCGTATAACATAGCACAAGGTTTAACACTCCCAGAGATAGTGGATAATAGACTTAAGAAAGGCAATGAGATCATAAATCAAAAAAATGTAAATGAGTTAGCTCAGAAGCTAGATAAGCTAATATCTTTAAGAGCCTTAGTGAATGCTTCAGATAAGACTTTATCTACCTTCAGAGAGCTATATGAGAGTGATCTAACTAATGCTGGTGTAGTAAATGCCTTTGATATGCACAAGATGTCTAAGCAAGGTTTAGAAGATGAACTATTAACTAAAGGTGTAATCTCTAACGAAGTTAAAGGCTATGTCAGAACTAGAACTAATGAGAGTGTAGATATCATTGTAGCACCTATAGCTGAAGAAGCTGATCTAAGAGCAGATGGCTATAAGCTAGTTAAGAACTATGCTAAAGTCTTTAACTTTGGTGGTAGAGGCTTAGGTATGTATATCTCAACAACTAATATGCAACCTAAGTTCAACAGAGGTGTTATCAGGACTACATCTAATAGCTCAAGAGGTATGACTATCCAATCAGCTGTAAATAATATGTATCCTTTAGAAACTACAGCTAAGAAACAAGCTATAGTAGCAGATCTTATTAGTAAGCTAAAGAGAGATAACAGAAACCAATCTGAAGAGTTTGTTCCAGTATTTGATGCTAAAGGGCAAATAGTAGATTATAGATTACTCTTATCTCAGAAACAGAAAGAAGAGCTAGAGATAGCCAATACCGATCTATTTGATACTCTACCTAATGCTATCACTAGATATATGGATAGAGTTCAATCAGAAGCCCATAATAAAGAGATACTAAAGGATCTCCAAGAGTATTATCATAAGAATAAGGGTAAAGAAGAGTTTATCTACTTAGGACCTGATGGTATCAAAGCTCATAACCCTAGAGTTAAGAAAGAGTCTGACTTAGTCCAACTACAAGAGATATGGGATTTAATACCAGGTACTACTAAGGACTATATCCAAGATAGCTTACAAGGTATGGATAATGGTATCTATATCCAAGCTAGCCAGTTTGCTTCAATAGCAGGTAGCAGAGATTTCAGATTAACAGATACTGATGCCTTTAAGAGAATAGTTCCCCTAGCTTACTTTAGAAGGTTAGCTAAGATGATGGAGTATGGAATTATCAAAATGGGTAAATGGGTAACTCAGAAGATAGTTCTTACTAACCCTGATGTAATCATAGGTAACTTAGCATCTAACCAACTGGTATTAACTACCTTTGGCTTAGATCCAGTAACTTCTATGAAGTATTATGCAGAGGGTATTCAGTATATCCAAGCATATAACTATCTAAAAGAGAAAGAAGTTCTACTTAAGAAGGATATGGAGCTAGCTACTGACCCTAGAAAGAAAGCTATAGCTGAAGATAAGCTAACTAAGCTTAGAAATAAGATGAAGAGTAACCCTATCTATGAGTTTGATAAGAAAGGACTTATCTCAGATATAGCTGAAGATCTACCTAAGACTGAAGAACAACAAGACTTTATAGACAGAGCTATAGAGAAGTCTTTAAATAAGGTAGGAGTACCACAAGCCTTTAGAGAAGCCTTTGATGTAGTTATGGTAAATGAAGGAACTACATTACATAGTGCTTATGCTTCATTAGTTAAATATTCTGACCTAGTAGCTAGATATGCTTTATATAAGCATCTAACTCTTACAGATAACCTTACAGATCAAGATATGTTTGACCTATTAGATAGAGCATTCATTAACTATACTCCAGCTCAGCATCCGATATTAAAGTATGCTAATGATATAGGTTTTGCTAGATTTACTAAGTATTGGATAAGAGCACAATCTCATATATCATCTGATCTACTAGGTAGTAGATTAGGAGCTACTATGCTTATACACGGAGCATTGAAGCTAATGGGAGTACCTATCTCTTCGCCTTTAAATGCCATATTCTTTAGGAAGTTTATGAACTATGATACAACCTTTGGAATACCAGGTGTAACAGATATAGACGAGATCTACGATGATTTAGCTGATGGTTTGATTATTACTAATCCATTAGTATCGTTGAAGAAATTGTTTTAGAAAATAACTCCCAGTCTTTAGCTGACGAAACGAGAAGACTGGGAGATTTACTCAGTGAGGCAGAATAAATGGTTGGTCATTATCTGACCATAATAGAGAGAAGGTGGAAAAACGTAAAGACCTTCTCTCATAAATAGGATCTCTATGAAACAGGAGTAACTATACCATCTTTATCTAAAGTAAGACTTAAATGGTTCATTCTCTCTCTAACTAGATCCTCAGAGACACCTTTAGGTAAGAGTGTCATTATGTAATCAAGAGTTCTTTGCTCTTTAGGCATAACTTCACTGCTAGCAATCATTAGCGTTTGATCTAAGAGATGATAGAGCAAAGTCATATCAATACCTAAGTCAGACTCTAATTTCTTCTCTACGGGCTTGCTAGAGCCTTTAATGAGCTGTTCATATACTAGCCAAGAATATCCTGCAATATCTTTCCAGTGATCAGGTTCTAAAGTATCTCCACAAGATAGTCTAGCTAGCTTATGACATATCATATCGATAGCTTCTAAGACATAGCTAGGAGCTTTCTTAGAAATGTTCTTCTTAACTAGCTTCTTTAGCTCCTGAGCTAATTGACTATTAGTAGCAAAGTCTCCGTGAGTTTTACCTCTCTGGGATAGAGTTTCTTCTAGCTCAGTCATTGAACATCTTTCTTACAGAAGGCATAGCTGTGAACTTGATACGTTTCTTTGTCTTATTATGAGGTCTAACATCAAATCTACCAAATCCCTTAATACTAACTGTATTGCCAGCATAGAGTTGTTCTAGGATAGTATCGCAGAAAGCTTCTATTAATACAGACATATCCTTTATGGCTATCTCTGGTAAATCAGCTTTCTCTTTAACTAGCTTAGCAAACTCGTATCTCTTGTTTAAAATCATAACTTCTCCTTTATGTAGTGTAGGATACCTAAAGCATCACTTCTGCCATCTAGTAAGCCTTTACGCTTACCTAGAAGCTCTGCATTAGGATATATCTGTAATATGGCTTGAGCTATCTCTTGTTTAGTAGCTTTACTAAGTCCTAGATGCTTCTGCCATTGTCTTGGTTGGACTAACTCATAAGGTATATCTAAAGCTTCAGCTATACCTATTAGCTCTCCAAATCTTTGTCCAAAGCTGAATGTAGAAGCTACACCTTGATTAGGCATAGAGTGAACTAACTCTATACCTAATAGTTGTAAAGGATAATCCTTAAGGGCTTCTATATACCCTTTGATACCTTTAGCTTTATAATCCACAAATGTGAATACATCAGAGCTATGGAGTATCACTAATGCTCCATTAGCACCTGGATCTATAGCACCTATCATTAGTCAGCAAAAGGGTTCTTAACTGCTGGAGCAGTCTCTTTAACTTTCACTTTATCAGCAGGAGTACCTTTCTTTCTAGCTTCTAGCCAAGCTTTGACTTCATCTTCAGTTAGGTTATTCTGATAAGTACTCTCTGATGCTTTAGCTTCCTCTTTCTCATATTGCTTACCATAGTCAGCTCCTGAGATGATCTCACTAGCTGTAGCTTTATCTTCAATTCTGAAGAAGTTAGCTATCTCAAACTTCTGCTTGATTTCATCGTTATAGACTGAATAGACAGCTCTAACTCTGACGATAACCTCTACACCAGAGAATTGATCTAGGACATCAAACTCTTTCTCTACTTGATCTTTGCCTACTACGTGTGTTTGTTTAACTGGATCATAGATAGTATCAAATCCTGCTATGACACATAGCTTATTAAACAATGCTCTCTGGAAGTGTTCATTGCCTTGATTATCATCTAGTTTAAGACCATATAGAGTATTAGATGTACCTTTATAATCTACGTTAAAGTCTATGCTTCTAGCTCCGTGAGTATTAACATTTACTGCTGCGAAGTTAATCTTTACTGGGTACATACCACTTTGTAGGATATATGATCCACCTGAGTCTTTTACTGCTTCTTGAGTTTTCTCTACGTTAAAAAATGCCATTGTTGTTCTCCTTATAAAATATATTCTTCAGCTTCTGTTTTAGCTGATGTTAGTTGATCTAGATATTTGTTAATATCAAACTCTGCCATAGGTACTTTTAGTTCATCTACCTTAGTAGTATCTTTACCTAGTATCTCTTTAAGTGTAGTCCTAGCTGGTAGTTTTAGAGCTTTAAGATAGACTATTAGCTTACCTGATGATTTCTCGATGAAGATAGAGTCATTTACTACTGAACTCCAACTGCCGTGTTGAGCAAAGTTACCCTGAGCTGGTATAGTATGTGATCCAGTCTTCTCGTTGATAATCGTATGTCCTACTATTACTACTGATACTCCATTAGGTAGTAAGACATCTTCGATATAGGCATTAAATGCTGCTGTATCTAGGTTGTTTTGCTTATGGATATCAAAGCCATTGTATTTAACACTATTGTAGTATGCCATAGCAGCATACATCTGTGTAACAGTATCTATAACTATGAACTTAGGATACTTCTTAAACTTCTCTTTATAAGCTCCTATCTTCTCGTTAATGAAGTCAGTTACACTATTCATACCTCTGTAATCTTTAAAGTTAGCGTGAGGTACTGAGAAAGGGTATTCTTTCCTATCGAAGTTAATTATCAGAGCATCTTTAATCTGACTGGTCAAAGTACTCTTACCACTAGCTTCATAACCGCTAACTAATAGCTTAATAGCTTTACTCATTTATTCTCCTCTCATATACGTTGAATATCTTATTTTTGAACTTAGGTTTAAGGACTAAGAAGACTATTTGCCAAGCAATATCTTCAGTAGTTGCTGAACCTTCGTAAACTATTTCTAGAGAATGATCTAGAAACATATCTTCTACACTACTATCCTCTTTAGGATCTTCAATACTATAGATGTCAAATATCATTTTTCAACCTATAGTCTGAATATAGTAGATATGTCAATTCTGGATACTTCTTACTAGCTAAATAGGTTTCTGCTATGAGCTTTAGATAATCCTCTATGAACTTCATATCCTCATCAGTTATACAATGTGTGCAAGGTATAACTTGAGCTGGATAATCCTTCAAAGGCTTACCTGTCTTTTCGCTTATCCTACCTACTATATTGTTAGTAATCCATACTATTCTCACTCTGTTAATATCTACACCTAGCTTCCTATAGATATAGGCATAAGTTAGTAATTGCCACTTATAGTTATTAGGTATATAACCTTCTTCGATACTTGTCTTAGACGTTGTCTTAAAATCTATTAGAGTATCTCCTATGACTGCATCAGCTGTGCCACCTACATATACACCTCCTTCTAGTTCTGTGATAATTGTCTCTTCACTTCTCTCAGGTATTCCAAATACCCTTAGATAATCGATAAGAGCTTGTCCCATAGGGACGAATTGACTAGCTACATAATCATCATCTACATCAGGATTATCCTTCATAGAAGTGATATAGTCATATATCTCTTTCTTATCTACTTTACCTAGTTGAATATAGCTTTCAGCTACTCTATGCACACAAGTACCTAGCACTGAAGCTGTATTACCTAAGAATTGTTTATTACCAAGAACATTCTCTTGATACCATTCCCACTTCTTATCGTTGAACTTGGCTACACTAGAAGGGCTTATTCTGAAAGCTCCTTCTGGTAATAGACCTTCATAGTTCTCTTGATAGTTCATTGGCTTCATCTGTTTCTCCTTCCTCTAAACTGCTATAGTAGTAATATGCTTCTTGCATAGGATCATCTTCATAATATAGTTCGTTTCTTAGTACTTCTAGTGTGTCTATAACTAGCATCTAAAACTACTCCTTTCTTTACACAATAACCTAAGTGATATGCCATAGCTATAACTGATTGCTCAGTTCTGCTATGTGATACTATCCCTAGTAGGTAGGTTAGTTTTTTTTGAGAAGGTGGAGTTCTAGGATTAGCTGCTGCGTGTATAGCATTTATCTCACTCTCACTCCAGAACTTATATGTGTGATCTTGTTTGCTAAAGATATTCTTTACCTGTTTCTGTTCGATAGTAGATTGAATTTTCTCAGCTTCAATATCCTTAACTATGTTGCCTTTAGCTGTTTGCATTATAGTATTCTTAATTAAACTAATGCTAATAGCTAAGTCATCTAGCATCTTAGATACTTTCTCTAACATTGGGTTCATTTCTTGTCCTTTAAATATTTATAGTTTCTAGTTTCTCCTACATAAAGATGTGCTTTATACCTCATACGAGATATAGCTACATACATTAGTTTCAGAAACTCCTCTATGCTAATAGGTCTGTTGTAATTGTTATACTTAGTAGGCTTTCTAGTAAGCTGTTTAAATACGTCTGTAGCATCTATGAAGACTTCATCTAAGGTCATACCTTGAGCTTTATGTATAGTGCTAGCATATATGTGCTTAGGGTGCATATACTGATCAGATACTTGCCAGTAGCTATCAGGATCATCTCTAAGAGTAGTATCTAAGATACACTTCTCTTGCTTCTTATTCTTAGTTACCTTGAAGCTAAGAGTTTCTCCATCATTACTAATAGCTTGTATATGCCATATACCATTAGTATCTTGATTAGCTTCATATACTTCAACTATATCTCCATTCTTGGCATAGCCTATAGGTTTATCTAATACTAATAGATCTCCTTCTGAATAGAGATCATCACTAGCTAATGCTCTGTTATAGCTATCTATACAGCTATTACTATAAGCTAGTATCCTCTTAGTTGAAGTGCAATCTAGATATGCCCTACAGAAGTCCTTATGTGAGCTATAAAGCAAAATATTCTCAGGTAAGCCTTCTCTAAAGTTAGGCATCTGTTTTGTCTTTATAGAGCTTCTAAGGCTCTCTAAATAGCTATGTAGAACTAAGTCATCAGCTGATTGTCTCATTTGCTCAGTAAGAGTGAACTCTACATCAGGTTTAATATCAGCTCTAAGACCTATCGCTGGTAATTGACATTCATCTCCTACTAATAAGATACGCTTATACGAGCCATTTAAAGCCTTCTGATAAACTTTGTTAGGTAGCATAGACATTTCATCAATGATTAAGAGATCTGCTTGTAGTGGCTCTCTAACATCGCTTAAATACTGTTCTATACCATTACGTACCATATTGAAGCCTAAAGCACTATGAGTTGTGTAAGCTTTAATGCCTATAGATGTCTGTAAGTTATTCTTAGCTTTATGTGTAGTAGCAGTAGCTAGAATACTACCTTTGTAGTCTTTGATTATCTGAGATACGCAGGTCGATTTACCACTACCAGCTATGCCTTTAAGAACGACAATTCTACCTTCACTATTTGGATCTAAGACGTAGTTATAAACTTCTAGTTGTCCTTTAGTAAGTCTGATACTTTTGTCCATCTGCTAAGACCATTCTCTACATCTACAAACCAGATACCATCTTTATAAAGGTACTTATAATCTATCATCACATCATCTTTCTCATAGTTAGCTAACTGAGTGTGCTTAGGAGCTACATTCTCCCACATCTCGCTTCTATCTCTGAAGTAAGCTATAGTAACATTCTCTTCAGGGTTCTCATAACTATGATCCCCATTAGGTTGTAAGTTTTCTTTTAAGCAAGATATGTCTCCTAGATCTAGTAGGTCTTCTACCTTACCGTGATCTTTATAATAAGTATCTAGCATATATCCTACATATTCAGGATAACCATCAAAGTGGCAATAGATAAACTTAACGTCATTAGACTTCTCGTCTAGTTTGCCTATGTAACATCTTGTACTCATTTCCAATTCCTCACTTGATTTAATATTGTATTTTCTAATCTAGAGTGATCCATAGGATATTCCCAATAATTGTTAATATCCTCGATCAACTCAACTATTTGCTCTTTAGTCATACCTAAGTCCTTAGCGTGCTTAGCTGCTCTGTATAGATTAAGACTACCCTCTCCTTGCTTAGCTTCGTAAGCATAGATAAATGTAGATGTAGGATTATTTAGCAGAGTAGTTAATTGTGCTTTAGTTAGGTTCTCTACCTTCTGAACGAAAGGTTCATTAGTAGAGTCGTTAGCTATCAGTAAATGTGATCTAACTTCTAATGGTTTAGCATTAGTTACTGATAGTATCTCTCTATTAGCATAGCTAAAGAATATTTGGCTCTTAGGTACTAGATCTACTGATAATCCTAGATATTGAGATACAGACTGAACAAATGTCTTAAACTCTCTATCAGGTAAGTTAATAGGACTATCTAGCTCTACTAATAGTCTAAACTTATAAAGGTTCTTCTTATCAGAAGTTTGAACTATGTGATGATTGATATTACCTAGTATGGTATGTATTTGCTCATAGGTAAAATCACAATGATCTATATCTAAAGCTAACCACTTAGTATCTCCTACTAGGTTCTCTTTGCTTCTAATACCATTCTTGAATTGAAATGGACTATAAGCATAATCGCCCTTAAGCATATCTGCTAGGGCTTCAAATGAAGTCTCACTATAGACAAACCCTGTAGAACACTTCTTGGCTCTCTCAGCTTTAGCACCAGAGCAAGGTAAGTAGCTAATGCCTATGACATTAGTCTTTATTAGCTCAGTATATTCTATACCATTCTCTAAAGCCTTATAGATACCAGATAGATCATAGCTAGATACTAGGATAACTATCTCTTTTAGTTTCTTCTCTAGATTGCTAGTACCTGATATGAAGCCTAGTTTCTTAAGAGTATGAATATCTAAGAAGCATCTATTATCCACTAGGTTTTGGTGCATATAGTCTGCTAGGACTTCATAAGGTTCTTTATTGAGTTCTCTTTCAAACTCTTGCATACAACCATCTAGTAACTCACAATAGTTGCAAGCTAGGACATAATCTTCTAGCTGTATCTCGTCTCTATTGTGATAGATAGCAAATGCTCCACTAAGCTTTAAAGCTTTCCATTGTAGATGCATACGAACTATCTTAGATATAGGATACTGCTCTAGGATAGTCTTACTAACTATCTCGTTATACTCTTTATAGACATTAAAGAGATTGACTACTTCTTGAGATACTGTGATAGGCTTACCTAGCTTCTCAAATTGACTAGCTGATAGCTTCAAGAAGTATCTATCGAAGTTCTCTCTTAGCTTAAGAGCTTCTAGATCAATAGCATTCTTTCTAGCTAAGAAGTCATCTATTGAGACAGGTAGAACCTTATCAGTTTCCTCTTTAGAGAAGTAAAAGAAGCTACGTCTAGCTAACTTAGAGCTAAACTCCATTTTAAACTGTTTCTTGATCTCGCTATCGTAAAGGATATTAGAGCTACTACCCATAAATAGAGCTGACACTGGTAGGTTACGTATCTCTTTAGATTGGTTCTCTTTAGCTTTAAGAACCTTAACTTCTTTCTTACCTTCATCATAAAGCTCAGAGATTAGCTGAAAGTTGCTAGAGATAACCTTAGAGTTAGATAGCTCTGCACCTATCTCTGAACTAAAGATATATCCTGCTCCTATGTTTCCTTGTTCGATCTCATTTAGATACTGGATATAACCTTCAGTAGTAGATGGTGCTACTCTTAAAGGTATCGGTTGATCATAGAACTCTTTATAAGCTTCATAAGTTGTAGGCTTAGCCTTATTCTTACTCTTAGCTATCTCAATAGCTTTATTTCTAGCTTGAGTATCTCTAAACTCTTCTAAAATCTTATAGCTACTATGAAAGTTCTTTCTTAGTAAGTTAATTGAACTATCTTTACCAGTACCGCTAGCACTTATACAAAAGGTAATAGCATTAATAGGTATGCTACTACCATTCCAGTGTAGGATATTCCTCCTAAACTGAGAAGCATAGAGAACTAGCTCACTAACAGCTAATACTGCCTTCATCTGAGAAGGTATAGTATCATTAGCTATTGTCTTACCTAGTTCCTCTATGAAGCTAGGGTATCTAGGTAGTAGAACATTGTTCTCTCTTAGTTTCTGTTCAAATATGTTTTCTATCATTTATCTACCTCACTATATCGATGTAGAAACCTACATCATAAAAGTCTAACATTCTAGGTATGTCAGACACCACATCTTCTTTAGTACATAGTTTGTCAAATCCAGCTGAAGTTACGAATTGAAACTTACCATCAAGGTCATACACATACCTAGCTCCTAAGTTTCTCTCAGTATTGCCTTGCTTAACTCTTACTTTAGGTATATGAGGACTATATAAGTAAGCTTCTTCGATAGGAGTTACTTCTTCTATATCAGATAAAACTTCAATATCTCTGGCTAGTATAAATATCTTTGATAGGTTGCTAAAGCAACCTATTAATTCTCTGTTAGCATCTAATATTAGCTTATTGAAGAATATTTGCCCTGTAGTTAAGAACTCTACTGGATAATTAGCTTCTGTTGTGTACCACATTTATGATACTTCTCTAGAAGCTTCTTTAGCTGTATTGCTCTATCTCTGTTTAGAGCATATATGGCATCACTTAGAGTATCGTTATCTACGTACTCCAGTAAATCAGCTAAAGATGGTCCATCTATGTATAAGTTAACAAGATCAATCTCTGTCTTCTTAAACTTGCCATTACATATATGTTGGGTATATTGGATCATTTCTTTAGCCTCTCATTGATCTCTTGTTGTTGCTTCAAGATCTGCTGTAGTAGAAGTATCTGTATATTCTGACCATCGTTTAAATCCTGTAGTAATTGTTCAGTTTTACGATCTTGATAGTCCTTGATATAGTTATCAGAACAATAAGCATCCATAACAATTAAACCTAGTAGCAATAAAGCTACTAATACTAATGTACCTTTCATATTTCACTCTCCATTACGTCTATTGCTAGAAAACTAGCTAGAGCTTGTACAGCTCTCCATTTATAATCATCTAGGTCAGCACCTAGATAATCTCCTAAGTAAGCTAATGTAGAACTACAACCAATCTCATTAGCTTCCCGCTTTAACCAATCTATCATATCGTCTTCGTGATTGTCAAAGAACTGAGACATATCCATACAACCTATTAGACCACTAAAGCCAGCATTAGCTCCATAATTATAGATGTCATATAGTCTTTGTAGTAGATCCTCTCTATCACTCATTCTATGTAAATCCATTTGCTTAGCTAAAGGCTTAAATAGTGGATGCTTATCAGTAGCTTCTGTGATTAGCTTAGATACCTGAGACTTCTTTAACTCCATACCATTCTTATAGTATTCGTATACCTCTCTCATTGTTGCTCCTCATACTCTTTAAGAACCTGTCTAGCTCTAACTCTACCTGAGTCAGAGATACCTTTATAAGCTGTAAGAGCCTTCATATAGTCTCCGTTATACTTAGTTAGATAATAGCTAAGGATGAATGCAGTAGCATATATCTGCTCTTCATAAGTCTTATTAGGTATCTTCCAATATAAGGCATTAATGCCACCTAAACCAGATACTGTGGGACTACTATGTTTAGTCTTAGTGCTATATTCACTCTCAGAGTTAATTAGAGCTGTTAGTAGTCCTGCATCTATGTCATATTCTCTAGCTGCTCTATATGTTATTTCTGCTAGGTCAATATCCTTATTTCTCATCTTAGAATATATGACGTTAATCTCGTTCATTCTAGACGTTTCTAGAGCGATTGAGTGTTCAACTAGACCTAGACTATCAGCTAAAGCCTTTTCGCTCTCTGTGAGCCTCTGAGATAGTTTCTCGTTGTCTTCCATAGCTCTAGCACCAGCTAGTAGGATTAAGATAATAATCCCTGTAGCTAATAGAGTTACAGCAGCTAGGATAAGATTAAGCCATCCCTCTTTGTTGTATAACCATTTATACATACCTTCTCCTTTAGTGTGTTTCGTATTGATTAGCTCCAAAGTGTGGAGTACCGTGTACTTGATATTTAAGACCTAGTTGATCACTAGCTACTTTGAAGCTATCAGTTAGAATATCCTTAACAGAATCTTTAATCTCAGGATTAATTTCTAAATTTAAGGCATCCATTATGTTCTATACGAGT